TATTTAAAGAAGCCTCAGAAATGACTTCATCTTTATCCTCCACTACATAGTCCACTTCAAAGTCGTAGAGTGAGGGGTCGTCACCTAAATCAAGACCGACAAGAATCTTACTGACACTATTATCTAACCCTGCTAAGCCTGCATTTCCTACAATGCTTGCTGTATTTGTAGTCCAATTAGATGACACTACTCTCTGCACATCATCTAATAAAGTAAGGCTCGTTTCTACACTTGTAGACTTATTTCTCTTAAAAATACGAGCACCCATGCCCCCCAAGTTTTGAGGCGTGTTCAAAAGCCTTGTATCAATCACCCAAACCTTGACAGACGCATTAGACAAACTCGCCACTTCTCGGTAGCCCCCAAGAGCCACAGCTACCCTCTCTCTAAGAATGAAAGAACCTTCCTCAAAAGACATTCTCGTAAGAGGTAAGCTCACATGGCTAACACCCTCTGTTGAGTTTATTTCTCGGATTACTTCTGAGGGTCTAATCGAACCACCGATAGTCTCTGATCTGATTAAGCTCGAAAGCCTAAACCTCAATAGACTATTCACATCAGAAGCGTCATAACCCTCATCGAGAATGACTGTCGCTGTGATGCTCAAAGGCACACTTCTTATTTCTTTCACTACGACATCAGCACCTAGATTTCTTTGCTCATCAAGAAGCGTCTGTGCTGTCTGAATAACTAAGTTTGTCGTGTATGTGACGACTACATTTTCTAGGTAATCATAAGAAATAAATAAAGCCCCACCATCAGGGATTTGGCTCGTGCTTGTACGCTTTATAGAAACCTGCCCTGCACCATCATCTAGTATGTCGTAATCAGGGTCAGAAGCGTAAGGACTCTTATAGACTTTTCCTGTCGGACTCTTAACGACTAAGGAAAGAGGGTCTGCCCCTAGCTTATCAAGTCGTTCCTCATAAAAGCCGACTATTGTATGCGATTCCTCACTAATGGAAACGATCTTATTTCTATCCTCATTTGAGAGCGTGACTGAAACAGAATCTTTTGAAGAACCCCCTAAGAGTAGAGGGTCGTTATTGGTGTTTACGACATAGTTTTCTACATCAGCCCCGTCTTCCCAAACAACAGAAGAAACACTACGAACAGGCTGTCTTGAGAGGAACATTTCTGAAGAAGAATCACTTCTCCAATCCCCTAGTAGGATTTCAGTTATCGTATAGCTCGGCTGAACGAGAGAATCATCTAAAGCAATGGTGCGATAATCTTCTACTGAATACCCTGTTAGGTCAAAGTATTCCCCGTTAGATTTCCTAAGCCCATACTGCACTCTAACAGAGCCGTCAGAGTTATAGAAAGTCCTGTTTATCATTTCGTAGATAGGCTTATCTTCTGTCGCTTCAAGTGATCTAAACCGATAAGACCCTAAGCCACCTACAGGGACAAAACGAGAGCCAAAAGAAGACTGAAATGAAGGGGCGAAAACATCAGTCACTTGACTCAGACTTTCACCCTTCACCCATATGTCTACAGCACCCCCCAAGTTATTATCTCGCTTCATAAAGATACTTGAGGAATCAACAATGAATGAATCTGAAACTCCTGCAACTGAGCGACTCAGCCTTTCATAACCACCCCTCGTACCTCCGTCTATTGAGCTTAAAGCACCCAACGCCCTAGTGGTTAAACCTAAGTTCGTTTCTCGATCTTGACCTCCAAAAGTAGGAGAAGGATTTGTCACGGACAAACCTAATGGAGCACCTGTATTAATCTGACCCGTTGTGATATTTCCTGCCAAACCACCGTCAAGAGCAACTATAGGAGCTTTGACAGAATACTTCTTTGTCACAGGGTTGTAATACTGAGAGGCTGTTTCAAGTGGGATACTGACATTTGCTGTCGTATTGAATACTTGCGAGCCACTTGAAACCTCAGTTCCCGAAGGAATGTTAAAACTGAACGTGGGAGGGGTTGATGTAGAAAACTCAACTTCACCCCTCGCTTGTGTAGACTCTTGTCTAACAACACCAAAGTTAGAAGCGAGCTTCTCAAAACTAGCGTCTATTAAGTCTTGGACTTGTTGTTCGTCTTGCAGAAATAACGCTGATTGTAAAGCTGTCTTGTACTGACTGTCTGCAACAGGTAAAGACCTGCCCTCATTCAAAGGGTCGTCTATCTGTAATAACCCAAGAAAGCTAGAGCTACGATAAGCAAAGTCTAACAAGAACCTAGAACGCTCCATTTCTGAAACGATAGGGTCTATGATGATGTCTCGAATAACACTACCTGCTTGTACGGCTACATCAGGCTGAGCTAAGTACATAGACGTAATCATGCTTCTAGTTAGATCATCTCGTGTGACCACAGGAATTGAAGTGTTTGAAGCTTGAATCTGAACAGGCTTACCCGACACCTCTGTAGAGTACGCAGACTCTACCTCAACCCCTTCAATCACCTTGGTTGCAGTCACGATATAATAGAGCGAACTAGATGAAGGAAGACTCGCAAAAGTACCACTCAAGATTGTCGGTGGAAATGTATCTTCAGTACCATTTCTGAAGTGGCGAAAGGACACTTCTGTTCTAAGGTATATTTGGTGTATCTCAGAAGAAACTCTCATTCGTACCACAGATTCGGGTACTTCTATTTCCCCCACAGTAGTTGTGGAAACCTCTACTGTATTGTCTTTCTGAATAACACTCACTTCAGCAATCAAAGGGTCTACTTGTTCTGTCGGTATATCGTTGACTACCTCACCGACTTTCTCGACAACCTCTGACCTATTTCCGTACTTGGCAGGACTTAAAGGCTCAAGGTTAATCTGACTATAACCCTCAGCTCCACCACCCGAAATAGAACTCGCATAAATCGTGTAATAAACCACCTCAGTATCTACATGGGGAAATACAATTTTTACGGAGTTAGATTCCCTTCTTACCGAAATACCCACAGGAGGTTCAGGTAAGTTCAAGACCTCGCTCGATAAGATTAAGTTCGCAGACGCATAACTAGGGTTCTGATTAGGTACATACAGCTCTAACTTGAACGTGTTTACTCCGTCTGTTATTTCTATCCCATTAGGAAATACACTAGGGTTCGGAAACACAAAAGTCTTATCTAAGTTGATGAGAACATCACTATCTTCCGAGCTGAAAGTTTCCCCCTCATAGATCACCTTGAGAACTCCGACTTCCCCAACCGAACCTCTAAGAAATACCTCATTGTTCGAGGTAGAAAAAGTCGTTGTGCCTGTGACGCTTACTCCGTCAGGTTTGGTTATGTAAATCATGCTAAATCTCCATCAAGTGGAATAGAGCCTGGGACTGCGAAAACTAAGTTTATTCTGACAGGTTGATAGGAATAGCTAACAACCGTCACTTCTACAAGATAAGAGGTTTCATCATCTCCTATTGTAGACACTTCTACATTTCTTACCTGCTTGACTCTTTCCTCTAAGCTCATTGTTTGTATTCTACTCTGTTGGTCTTGGACATTAATTAAGTCATCTAAAGCTCGCCTTACTGACTCTCTTAATGAATATACCACGCCTTGACTTACCTTTTGCCCTATCAAGCCCATAGCCGTAGAACCATAGAACTGATGAAATGGATTCGACCCTAATCTCGTTAATAAGACTTTAGCTACCTTCTGATAGAGCAAGTCATAACCCTCTATCATTTCTATCCCACCTTGCTCGTCAAAACGAAGGTCGTTTTCTACCCCTGTACCCGAACACCTACGACACAGGTCTTTCTCACAAGTATAAGAAATGTCAATCAAACCCTCTGTGGAAATAGATCGAGACAGCAGGACTTTATAGCCCCTAAAGTTCACCTGTTTTGTGAGTTTCCACGAAGGAAATAAAACCTTTTTGGAAGCTCTAAAAGAGTTCCCCTTAAACCCAAAGGTCTTGAGGACTGACCCACTCAGATTAAACTTACTTATCTGCTTGTCATCTGTGATCGCTACGCTCTTGTTTGACACTACGGCTCTCAAAGGAAATGGAAGACTTGTGTTTAAAAAGTCCACTAAATCCTGTTGCCTATAAATCTTTGGCGGGATTGTTATTTCTCTTTCTGAAACCTCTGCTCCACCGACTACCAAGACATTTAACCCTGCCTTAACTCGATAAGGAGCTATGCTAGGAAATACTGCTTTGGTTTCAGAGCGTAATCCTTCTTTAGGTATAGAAATCCCATCTACTCTGAGATCAAGCAAGCCCTCTCCTGAAATAGGAGAACGAGGGATAATCTCTCGACCTCCTATTATTTCTACCTGCTCATACCTTATGTAGTGTGGGCAAAGATGAGCTATTCGAGCGTCTATGCTCATACTTCCCTCTCTTTCTTAATGTTGTCTCACGAAAGAGAGAGAAGATAAAGCCACTATTACCTTTCTAACTCCACCAAAGAAGCAAACGCATTTCCACAGTCAGGGTCTAAGCCAAGAGACTCATAAAGTACATCTTCGCCTCCTTTAAGATAAGCACCACCCAAAAGAACAAGACCATTAAGGAACCCTTTGTAGTTGCTTGAAATCTCATCTCTTCTGTCTCCAATGTTACCTAATTGAATAGAGAAATTGGCTGAGATTTTCGGCTCTTGCTCCTCACCTCCACTAACCTCAACTGAAATAAGGTTTCTTCTTAAGTAAGACCTCGGAATCTGTGTGTCAAGTTGGTCTTCAAGAAGCCCTTTTATGTGATCTCTCAATTCCTCACCAAGACGTGTAACAGATTCTTCAGTCATTCCTGCTTGTCCTTTAAGAAGGTTACTAACCCCTTCATTGTATCCGTTCTTTTCAAGAAATTCCCTTGCTTCTGTATAGAAGCCAACACTCTTATAAAGGTCAAAGACACCTGCTGATTGTTTGACGTAAATCTGACCATTATCTACTTCGTAGTAGTTTCGGAGCGTCTGCTCTGCGACTTCAATAGAACAACAAACTGCAATGTATGCCACAAAGTCTGACACATAATTCGCTATTCTTCCTGAAGCAGAATCCTCAAAAGGGGAGTTAAAAGTCGGGGTATAAGAAGAACCTGAATTTGAGTCATAGAAGCGACCTATTTCCTTAAAGGACTTCACAAATCCTTTGAGCAAAGACACCTGCACCTTATTCGTACTCACCCCTGAGAAACATTCAGGAGAGGTATCTAAAAAGTTAAGAAGGTCTGAGGGGTCAGCTTTTACGATTGCTGAGGTTACGCTCTTAGCGACACTTTTATCGCTTAGTAACTTAGCATTAGCTACAGAAGCTAACCCACGAGCGATATTTTGATTCTTATAGGTTAGAGGGCTTGGTAATGAAGCTCCTGTCGAAGCTGTGTCGCCAAGTATTCTTGAGGTCAAGATGTTCTTTGCATCTTCAATTTTCTTTTGTGAAGCGATCTCTACGTCTAGGTCTGTTTGCTTCATTATTTCATCAACCTTGACAGAGTATCTCTGCTTCTTTTCTTTCTTCTCCATTCTTGCTCTATTTCTCGCAATCTTACCTGCCTCAGCAGTCCCACTAATGAGCTTGGCACTCTCCTCTTGTAGAGGGTGTAATCCTTGCTTTAACTGAGCAAGCTCTGTCTGTTCATCAGCAGTCAGATCAGTCTTATTCTTTTTACTTAGAGTATCAAGAAGTTTCTCGGCTTCCTCTTTCTTCGCCATACCCTTTTCTTCGGCTTCTAGCTTTGCTCTCAAAGCCTCTCTTTCAGGATACTCTGTAAGAATATCGAGTGCCATAGCGTCTCTGAATTTCTCGTAAGATTTCATCAGAGTTTTCTTGGCTTTGTCAGAAATCTCTAAAGCGTTGATACGAGCTTCAGGCAAGAGGAAATCTCCTTGAGAAAGTAAGGATTCTACCTCTGTCGTGAGTCTTTCTGAGACTTTTTCTGTCTGAGAAGAAGCGTTCTCAAGTAGCTCTGTTAGCTCTCGCTTTTCATCATTGGTTATTGAAATGTCTTCATCAAGGTATGTCCCTACATTTTGCACAACAAAAGTACTGAACCCAGCAGTCTCCAATTCCTTCAACTTCTTCTGTATCTCTGCTTCAGTTATCTCCCCACTCACGCTTTGAATGAACGTAGAAACTTCAGCTTTTGTCATTACTTCAGACTTTAAGTTTTGAGTCGCTTTCACCCAAGCGTCTTTAGCTTTTTGGATTGCTTTTTGAATCTTGTCTTCGGTCATAACAGGACCACCTTTGTCCTTACCTAAGACATCTTCAATAATTTGGGCTTGATTTAATGCTGTAGAAGACAACTTAGCTGTCGCTGTCGCCCTTTGCCTCTTAATCTGAGAAGTGAACTTCTCTGTCCCACGTCTACTGCGAGGGGAAAGACTCTCAAGGGCAATTTCTCTGACGATACTTTGCTTCAGCGTTGCGAAGTCATCTGCATACTCGCTATTCTCAGAAATGGCTTTGATGCCATTAGCATAAGTGGTAGAGAAATTGTCACTAAGCGTCTTATAAGCGTCATAAAATACGCCTGCTCGCTTAATCATTTCAGGACGATCAATATCATCTGGGTCTTGATTGCTGTAATCAACGACATCTTGAAAAGCCTTCTCAAATTTACTGAGGATGGAAATGTCGGAGACAATATCTTTAAGACTATTAAACTCTCCTCCTCTGTTAAAAGAAGGTTTACGATTGTATCGAGGTTGAAGATCCTCATATACAACTTTCGCAAACTCCTCTAACTGCTCATCGTTAGGACCTTTCTTACCTCCGAGCAAGTTGCCTGAGTCGCCTGAGTATATCTTAGAAATCGCTTCAACAGCAGAGAAAGAGAAGGATTGAACCCAAAGCCTGTAGGCTTCTAAGTCTTCCATATCACTCTTATAAGGCTCGGTTTTGAGCATCGCTGACTTCAGCTTGCTAAAGGTGCTTAACCTCTCATTAGTCAAGTTCCCTGCGTGTAAACTTGAAGCCCTAGTGCTAGTGTCTACCTCTTCATAGTTAAGAGAACTTAATGAGTTTAATGGGTGGCTTACGATCTTCTTCGAGCTTAAAGCTTTTTTCATCTTCTTGCGAAGATGATCTATTTCGCCTAAGTTATGGTTCAGATCAATGGAATCAGAATTTACATCAGCAAGCACAAAATCATCAAATTGGGATTCGGCTACTCCGAAGCTTTTTGCTCTCTTTAATATCAAACCAAACAAGCCATTAACTTCAGAAATAGTCGCTTGCAGACCGATACCTATTTTGTCAGAAATCTGTATAGGCAAAGTCTCAAAACGAATTAATGCTTTTTCAGCAGGAGCTACGACTTTACTCCAAAAGTCGTCAGAAATAAGAGGGTACTGATCTGTGTCTACAAAGTAAGAATAACCATTCTCCTCGTCTAGTTCTGTCCCCCCAATATGTTTGTCAAATAAAGTAAACATAGGACGCAAATCTTCTAGTCCAAATCTACTTGAAACAAGCCTCTTCATAGAAGCTTTTGCTCGCCCTCTGACTGCTTTATTTCCTCCTACTTCCGTATCGAGTAAGCCGATTTCACGAGGACTTAAACCACCAAGAGCATAAATACGCTTATACGCTAACTCTCTCATGTTTCTCTGCACACTTCTATCAGAAGAAACTGCTTCAATGTTAGCAAGAGCATAACGAATAAGATTAACACTCATACCATCAGCAAAAAGACTGCCGAAGATACTAGGGACATCAGAAGGCTGTAAGGAGTCCCTATCAAGTTTCCTTGAGAGGTCTTTTGCTAGAGTCCTTAACTTGGTGCTATTAAGACCTTTATTGACGTACTCATCAAGAAATGCTTCAGCTTCGCCTCCATCAAAGCTAAGATCAGTGATCTGATCGTAAATACTGATCCCATCTTCCATTTCCATTGTGAGTAAGGGCAAAGAAATGTCTTTGAGCTGATTCATCTTTCTTCTTGTGTAGTCGTAGATTTTTCTCTTTGCAAATTTAAGATCAGCGACAGTCTTTGCTTTAAATCTTTCCCAATCTCCTGCTTTAGTGCCTTCTTCATCAGAAGTCAATGATGCTCTCTTTGAATAAGAGTTGCTCGCTTCATTCATAAAGAAAGCTAAGATACTACGAGAACTCGTGACTCTTCTCATAGTCGAAATGCCAAGTGTCTTTAAGTAGTCATCACCTGTCTGCTCACCTGTTTCTCCTGCAACCACCTCTAAGATCGTATTCACGACAAATTCAGCGGGGTCATCTCCACCGACACTCTTGATATTTTGCTTCTTTATATAGTTGATTAAGCCACTTAGAGTGAAAGATTTACGAGACTTTCTATACAAGTCTTTCATTTCTCTTTCTTGATCTCGTTGTGTTGTTATCCCTGTACCCGTAAACAAAATCTTGTCATATCCAAACTCTACGAGTTTCTTGTAGAACTTGTTCCCATTAGACGTTCTCTGAATCGCTTTAAACTCCGTCTGACTAAGAGTGTCAATGTCAAGTCCTGTGCGTATGAGAAGCAGAGTGTGAAAGTATTGTATTTCCACTAAGTCAATGATTGATTGAAAGTGATCGCCAATCTCCCATTCACTCAGATTAGTGCCTGGGTCAGACAGTCTTTTTCTTGTCATTGCAGAAGTCTTAATGAAAGAAATGAGCTGTCTCTTTAGCTCTGTCGTTTCAGATGCTGTCTTTGTAGAGTCTCCACAAATCGAAATGTAGATGAGTTTAGCGATGACGCTTCTCGCTTGATCTTGAGTGATTAACATACCTGCTCCTAGTAATTTTAAGACTGCTTACACACTACCTCATATAGAAGATAAAAAAACAACCGAACCCTCTTGACGAGTGTGAGAAGATGTAGTACAAACTTCAACAAGCGTAGAGTTCAGACTCACAGATTACGCCTATCTTATCCCTGTCTCAGGAGTACACACATGATGAATATACCACAAGAGAACATCTCTTGTCCTAAGTCTATTTCTGCTTCTTACATAAAAAGCGTGTGGGGCAAAGAAGACTTAGAACTGCACACTCGATTTGAGTTAGCTGATCTGTACTCAACACCTAAGATTGACTTTACAGTTGAGTTGGCTGACCTGTACTCAACACCTAATCTCGATTTAACAGTTGAGTTGGCTGACCTTTATCCCTCTACACCTAAGATTGACTTAACAGTTGAGTTGGCTGATCTTTACCCTTCTACTCAGAAGACTTTTAAAGTAAAAGAGCGAAAGCGTCTGAACGAGACTTCTGCGTATCTCTACGCTACAGAGAACGATGAGACTCGCTATCTTGCGTGGCAAAAGAAAATGATTACCTACATTTTCGGGAAGCATAACCTCGCTTCCTCACATGAAGAAGCAAAAGACCTCGTAGGTGATTTCTTAACGTGGGCGATCAAAAAGAACAAGCTCGCTGAGAAGCTGAATGAAGGAAAGAAAATCTATTTCAATTGGGTTCAAGGCACGATGTTTTGGCAGTTCATCACTCAGACTCGACAGAAACAAGGGCAAGACTGTCATGCTCGCTTACGACATAAATATGCGAGAACAGAACAAGAGAAAAAGAAGCAGAAAGACTTTGTTTGGGTTGCCCCGAAAACTGCTAATGTGTTTAACACTTATGACGAGTCAACAAGGGCGATCACTAGCTCTGAGATGTACTACGAAGAAGAATCACACGAGATTAAAATTCACAGAGAAATAGGTTGGTCTAAGCTCTATGAGCAGTTTGAGTTATGCGTGTCATCTAATGAAGATGCGAAGCTGTGGACTTCAATCTTATCAGAGTATTTAGAGGGTTCGTTTGAGGGCGTTTCAGACACTAAGCGAGTACAAGATGAGGCTTGGGCTGAGTCTCATAATATAAGTGTCGTAGAACTACGCTCAATTCGTAAAAGCATTTTCAAAGTGCTCAAGAGTAATAAGCAGATCATAAAGATCACTCAAGAGTACTTTGTCGATTAAGCTAAGGCGAGCTGATCTTGTTCACGAGGGCTGAACGCTCTTGACTCTGAAAGCCAACTTGATAAGTTAGGAAATGCACTTTTCAAGATACTTGCGTTTTCGAGCAGATACTCTTTGAGTTCTGCGATGATAGCCTTGCCAACTTTCACAGCACCCGTAAAGACCTGCTTCAGAATCGCAAAGATGGACTTAATAGGAACTAGAAATAGAGAAGTGAACGGATTTTTTAGACCCCATTCACGCTCGGCTCGACCAACATGAAGGAACTCAGAAAGAGCAATAGTCGCAAAGAGGATAAGCCAAATAGGTGTAGTATATAAGTGAAGACCTACAGCGACAAACTCTAGGAAAGCACCCCCTGCACCCGACATCATCCAACCGACCAAAGTGGAAATGTTAGCTGCCGCAAAGCTGTAAATGCCCGACAAAATTGTCCATCTGTTCACTAAGAGTAGTGTCCACCAACCCCATTTCAAAGGCTTCCCTACTAAAGAGCCTTTAGGGAGTAGCTTCACAATCCACTCGATTGCATTTCCTCCTGTGAGAAAACTAACCACTTTGAGAGTCTTAGCAGACAGGTTGAGTAACTTCTCAGTTCCTTGGTCAATCTTTCTGACTCGGTGCTCGCCCCAATCATATTCATCGGCAGTCTTATTTCTTGTGTACCAAAGCAAAACGAGTGCGATCACTTCCTCGTCTACCTTGAGGACTTTCGCCATTTCCCCTACATCTTGCTTCTTATATGCAAGGCTCAGCTCACCGACTAGATTAGCCACTTCAACGGGGTCTTTCATTCCGTTGGTACGCTCGTAAATGAGCCTTTGAATAGGGTCTTTAAGATTAGGCTTAGCCCCTTTCTTTGCAAGTTCAAGTATGTCGTTAAAGCTATTTAAACCTGCCTCTTTAGCCGCCCATGCTAGACCCACTTTAGAAGCACTCGACTGACCCTTAAGCTCTTTCTGAACTCTTTGGTCAGCTTCCTTCATAAACAACGCTGTGAGTTTTTCCTGTATGCCACTAAGGAAATGAGCTTGCTTTTCCATACGAGCCATTTTCTTAGAAGCTACTCGGATAACCATTTCTTGTCTTGCTTGCTTGTTCATCTTTTACCTCCTATCATTGAGAAGTCTATTTCTAGCGATTTCTCTTGCATTGCTTTCTTGTCTTTTTCGGATTGACTTAGGGTCTGGGTCGTATTCAAAGTCAACCGCAGGTGCAAATAGAAACCCTGATAGTAGAGCACCAATCTGACCCCCTCCAAGGTAATAAGCCACACCACCTAGCATAGCGAGTAAAACACCTAAGAATATGGCGACTCCTAGAGCCTTTTTACCGAAGTTGAAAGCTCGCTTTATGGAGAACGAGAAGTACCCCCAAAGCTCTCTAATAGAGGATTTCTTTGGGGCTTCCTCTACGATCTTCATAAACTCTTTGTCTTTCTGAAGCAGTTTGATCTGCTTTGTGATTTGCTCTTCATTCGCTCCTTGAAGAAATGCCTGAATCTCATTGGGGAAATAAGACATGATCTTAGTGATTATCTTCTTAGCGTTGATAAAGGCTTCTTTCTCCATTTGAGCAACCTTGAGAGAAGCTACTCTGATTGCCATACTTTTTCTAGCTGAAGCTACTCTTAATGCGTTAGGGGGGAGGACTTCCTTCTCATTTCTTATATTCACGTCTTGACCGTCTAGTCTAATATCTTGGGGCGTACATTGATAATGACCATGTTCTTCATGGATAGGGTGGATTACACAGGGAATACCGTACTTTGACTCAATCACTTCTTTGTAGTGATTGTAATTTTCGTTCTCCCATATGTGTACTTCTTCAAACGAATATTTCCTGTATAAGTCATCAATAACTTCTAACTTGAACTTTGCCGCAGAGATGCCTGTGTTGAAATAGAGATTATCTAATCCTCTTATCCCTGCTTTATTCAAAAGAGACAAAATGCGTGGTTTGTGTGCCTTAACACGACCTGTGCATATAATGGTCAAAGCGTCTCTATTTCTGACACTCTTTTTTGCTTCTTCAACTGTATACTTAATCCACCAATCACTTGAGGGATTTAAAGGAACACAAGGGTCTGTTAAAGATAATGGGTGTGATAACCAAGACCATTGGCCTGGAGCTTCCCACCAATCGGGAACATACTCAGGAGATTTAAACAAAGTCCCGTCAAAATCAAAAAGGTGTAGTTTCATCTTGCTCCTCCGAAGTAAGCGACAGCATGACCCATTCTTATGAGCTCGTCATTGAGGGACTCCCCTAGTTCTTCCATGCCCTCCTCATAGACCCACACGACTCCAAGCCAACGCCCGAACTTGCCCTTCTCTTTCGTGTAGATGATGACCTGCTTACCCTCTAGGCGAGACTTGAGGTATTCACGAGCTTCAATGCCTCTAGCTTTCTCCTCAAGGTCTTTGGTTCTGATCTCTGGGGTGTTGATACCGTACATACGCACCTTAATGCGATTGTAGTGCTTCATGCCCTGATCGACCATAAGAGTCATAGTGTCTCCGTCATATACGGAAATAACCTCTGCTTTGTAGTGATATAGATTAAGACTCATTTTTCATTCCCCTAGTCGTCATTTTCAAACATGGATCCCCACTCTTTTTTATACTCGTCTATCAGTTCCATCAATGCAATTTCTCCTTCACCATTTGGACCTGCTTCACCATCGTATTCACTTTCATCCAAATCTTGTAACCACTTAAGAGATTCCTCTCCTTCTTTTAGAGTTTTCTCATAATCTTTTCTACTTTTTGGATCATCCCAAAAAATACCTTCAGACATATCTTTATAGTAATCAACAAGTTCTCGCTCTGCTTTACTGAAGTCTATACTATTTCTGTCTTTTTTAGTTTTATAGGCATCTGGGTTTACTAGCCTATCTAAAGCCTCTAGTTTTTCGTTCCTCGCTATTGGAGGAAGTTTTTCAACTGTTTTATTTAGTTTTGCCATCGCCTCTTCGTAAGATTTATTGAAATCTTCCAAAGACATTCCTCGGTTGTCTGTTATTTTTATTTTATTTCCCTGGCTGTCTGTTACTTCCATTTCTTTCTTTTTAGGTGCATCTTTCTTTTTAGGTGCATCTTTCTTAGTAGGTTCACCTTTCATCACTTTATTCAACTCTTCTTCTGATAACCCTTGCAGAGAGGGTGGTAGGTTTTTCTTAGGGGCTTCTTTAGGGGCTTCTTTAGGGGCTTCTTTAGGAGCTTCTTTAGGGGCTTCTTTCTTACCTTCTAAGCCTTCGGCACTAGACACTACTGCTTTGAGGTATCCCTCATATTGTTCTTGCCAAATTTTTTGATATGCCTCTTTTAAGCTAGGGTTCTTTACCTTACTAAAACCTGCAATCGTTTTAAGAGACACCTCTTTCTCTCTCTCTGCTCCTTTGCTTGTTTTGTACTTTACTTTCCTCTTCTTTTTAAGATTGTCTTCCCAAGCCTTTTTTAAAGAAGCACCTTCTTCGCCCAAAGCTTTAAAAATCGCATTAAAAGCTCTCTTTCTAGCTTTAGGGTCAGCTTTAGGGTCTTGAATAATTGCACTTTGCTCCGAAATCGAAAGAGCAGGCTTTTTTTTGCTCTTTGCGGCAATCCTCATCAAATGCTCGATTTGATCTAGGCTGTCCCCACCCAAGTATGAATAGTAAGGACTCAATTCAACCTTGAGGTTACTTGTTTTGTTTGAGATCACAGAAAGATAATGATCCACAGGTATGCCTTGTGAAGCATACTTCATCACAGCAAGAGAACTTCTCCAATAATTAGACTGTTCACTTGCGTTTTTTAAGTTATGTGATGATGCTCTTTCTTCATCTGCCATATCAGAAATAAGGTTGAAAGTTGATTGAGCGATTCTGCTTTGAGGGTGCTTAAGAGCAATTTTAATAAGGGGTACAATGCACTTCATTAGATTAGTCCTTTACGGTTCATGTGGAGGCGAGCAACACGGACTGCACCTTGTATGTCTTCTTTAGTAGCTTCTTGGGCAGGGATTAGCTTCCCTTTAGCGTTCTCTAAGAAGATTTGCTCAGGCGATTGCTTTACTTCTTTTTCGACTTCTTCTTGGAACGAATCTTCTTCACTCTTAGCGAACTTAAGCCACAGTTTTTTAAAGCCTTTCATCAGTAGCTTTGCCGCTGAGGACTTAGCAAAACCTAAAGACCCACCCTTATAAACAAACGTAGCAAACAAAGCACCAAGACCTGAAATGACTCCCCCTGTAAAGATAGTAGCAAAGTTAAATCCAGCCATAATAGCTATAAATAGCTTAAATAACCCATAAACACTCCCAACAAGCAAAGAACCTGCACCTGCTTTGAAAACACCCCATTTCCCACCATCTGCGTTTGTACCTAAGACTTTGCCATAAGTCTCTTTCATAGCTTCCCAAATACCATAAGGGTTGATTAGAGCAATCATTTCCTCAAGGACTTTAAGAACTGCTCTCCCAGGGAACTCGTCTTCGATACGGGCGACAAGGTAATCTTCCAATCTCTCACTTTTAGCTACATTTCTGAGCTGAGTTACTCGACTATCTAGCACACCATTCGCAAGACTGTTCTTTGCCCACTCAAAGCCTTTGAGATAAGCATGGAGGTCGAAGTTATCTTTTCCCGCTTGTCCGGGCGTTGTATATTCAGGTTGTATATCTCTAGGGTCTAAATATTTAGAGGCTGAGATAAAGTCATTCGCACCTTTAAGATACGACTGAAACACGATTGGGCCCATTGACTCATAGACCCATTTCTTAAACCAGTTAATGAAAAAGTTATTGAACTCTCGATCTCCGAGAAATGCCTTAAATAAATAATTCACTCCTCGAACCACTAAGTCTTTAAGACCTGCAATAAAAGTACTTCCAAGAGAAAATACATTCGACAACCAATCCCTCACCCCATCCCATGCGTCACCAAGCCACCCTGCTGTCTTAGCCTCTTTAAGAGCCACTTCAAACTGCATACGAGCAAGGCGAATCTGAATTTCTTTGTTCACCATTGGCATGGAACTCGCTCTTTTATTTCGGAGCTGACTTTGGAAAGTCTGTGGGTCTACAAGTAAATCATATGCGTACATGAGTTAACTTCTTTCTTTAGAGGCTCAGAGTTTTACATCTCACGTTTATAAACTATCTATAAAACTCCCCCTGTCGAACAAGAAATAGATAGGAGTCTGACATGGGTGCAGGAGTTATGTTTCAGAAAGACGGGAAAGCCCTCTTACTTAGAAGATCAAAAAGAAATAAAGACGAATGGGGAGGCTATTGGAACTTCCCCGGCGGCACTACCGAAATAGGTGAGTCTCCCTATGAGACTGCCATTAGAGAAAGCCGAGAAGAAGTAGGTCCTCTACCTCCTTTTAAGGTTTACAACCATGTCTCTATAAGAGGCTATACTCTATTTCTAGCTGAGGTGTCTTATCAGTTCACCCCACGACTCAACTCTGAACATACCGAATGGGAGTGGGTAGACCTTTCCGATATAGAAAGCTACCCACTACACATCAAAGACAAGAAAACGATAAGGAAAGTACCTATGCCTAAAAGAAAAGAAGAAAAAGCAACCCCCCCTGCACCTGTACCCCCACCTCAATCTTAGATCGCTTCCATTTCCAAGAGCATAGGGTCGCTTGGCTCTAGCAAGTCTTTATTGTCGGAAATGAGAGACTTGATATTAGCATACGCCCAAGAAGTGACTTTTATCACCCCCTTACCGATCAGCTTAATAAGAGTCCAAATGACTTTGAGAGGGAACTCCACAAGCACTCTACTTGGGAGTCTTGTGACTTGATAACTCAGCCAAGAAATGCCTAAAAGAGCATAGTACACGATAAGAGCAACACCGAGAACTTTAAGGACAGCGACAATCCCAAAAGCTCCTGTACTCTTAACAATAGAAGCCTTGATAAGACCTAAAGCCAAGCCTCCTGCTTTGGCGACCAAAGCCCATGCTTTCCCTAGAATGAAATAGATAGCAGACCATGCTTTACCCGCAGGTAAAGAAGGCAACCAACCATGAGGTATGATTGAGTATAACCAACCCAATCCCTTTCCAATCAGAGTTGAAAGTTGACTAATGACAGTCCCCGATAAATTGAGAACCTTCTCTACAATCACGGCTTGGGCTTGAAATGGAGGAGGAGGAGGAGGAGCGACAGCAAAAGGATTCCACAATCCAAACGCTTCTTTACTTACAGACGCTTGTTTATTTGCAGGAGGGGCTTGGACGTTCTTTTCATTTCTTACATACCATAAAAGAACAAGAGCTACGGTTTGTTCCTCGAACCCTGTTGCTTCTGCCATGCCTTTGATGTCTTGTTTCTGAAATGCGTTGGCAAACCTACCTAGTATATCTCCTGCTTCGCCTGCACTTTTAGCTTTAGAACCTGCAATCGCTACCATTTTCTGAATAGGATTGCTCTCGTCATAATCGGATTTTTCCATAGCCTTGATGAAGCTCTCTAGGGAGTTAAGTCCGAAATGCTTTTGTAAGAACTTTAGACCTGCTTGCCCTTCTCCTGAAATAGACTTGGCTTCTTTTGATGCTTCACTCTGAAGAAAGGAACTCACAACTCCCTCTTGGATATTATCCATGAAGAAGGCTCTCTTGTTCATTCGAGCGAGGTGCATACGGGCAACTCTCTGTGTACTTGCTGTCTTTCTCATTTCTTATCTCCTATGTGTTAGGGGTATTCTCATCATCAGAGTCTTTTGAATCTTTACACTTATCACCATGTATGGGTTTGGCTATATCTAAGTCTTCATCTCCACCTATAGGGTAATCAAGCCAAGCAAACCTTCTCCGACAATCAAGGTAATTCATGTAATCATCGCAATCCCAAGCCTCCTGCTCAAAGCGAATCGCAAGGTAAGAATCACGAGTGAAGCCTTTCTTTTTGATGATTGCGGCATACAAGAAATCGTAGAGATAAACCAACAGGAAACCAATCACGAAAGTCTCAAGGTACTGTTGGAAATGGATAGTCTCGTGACGCTTTGTTTTCTCCGAAAGTTCACCTCTTGAAAATACAAAGCAAAAGAGCGTGATTGCGTTGATCTCTATCGGTGCGAGCTTGCTCAGAATCACAGGAACTCTTGAGTTCTCAAAGAAAAAGGGCTTCATTAGTTTGATCGGCTTCATTTCTGAACTCCTTCTGTAAGTTTCTTTAGTCTGTCTATATTGCGTTATAAACAAAACACAAAGAAAGGTTCTGTTATGAGGTCAGTAGAATTTAGACGAGCCCACTCAACCCTAGTGAAAATGACACACTTAGGAATCCAAGAAATCGTTAAAATCTTCAATGATATTGACGACCCTTTAGCAAAGACGATTGCTTTTCGCAGGTGGAAGAATAACTACGATTTCCCTAGTGGGACTACTCGCATTTCGGGAGAGTTTGCGATCTTGGGGCTGATCTACAGAGAAAACCTAAAAGACTTCAGGCATTATGACCGAAGGTATGAAGAAGATAGAGTCAGACTTACTCCTATACAAGAAATGAAAGTCAACAAAGCGATGAGAGACGCTATGAAATGGATCTATACTTATTGGAGTGCCGTCACGATGGCTAGGCTTGTTGTTAGAGGGGGAGGGTTTGAGTTTATGGAGCTTCACATCAGAGAGTATAACCTCATCAGAAATACAGCCATGAGAAACTCTAACGAGTACAGCGAGCTACTTTCGATCTTGTTCGAGTAGTTCTGACCTCTTTCCTATATAGTATGAGCCAAACCTCCTCCATAGAAAGGCTCAGAGATGGAAAGTGAAAAGCTCCTAGCAACGATTGAAAAACTTCGGAAAATCAGAACCAAAAACGACCTCAAAGCACCCGAATCAAAGACCTTAAAGACAGCTCTTGATGATGGTTCTCCTCTGATTCTTAGGCAGTATCAAATACAGGGTATCTTACACCTACTCGCTATGCCTCGCTTCGTGTTAGGCGATGATACGGGACTTGGTAAAACCCTTCAGACTGTTGCGGCTCTCAGCTACCTGTGGGACAAGAAGCCCGACATTCCTGCACTCATCTGCACTACTAAGTCAGCCGTTGGTCAATGGGAGTCAGAAATAGATCGCTTTACGGTTGGGGTTAAAGTCTTCAAGTGCTTAGGCACAAAGAAAAAAAGAGCCAAAATCCATGAGGAGTTCCAAGCCTATAACGCAGGACCGAAAGCCATGATTATGGGCTATCGTACAGCCGTCATGGACTTCCAATACCTACAGCCTATTTCGGGGCATATCATGGTGTTTGATGAGGCTACTGCTTTTAAGAACGACTCCTCTCAAGTTCACCAAGTATGTAAACACCTCGCAGGTTCAGCAGAACGTGTGTGGAGTCTGTCAGCTACGATCATCAAGAATAGGCTCATGGAAGCATGGGCTATCTATAAGGTGACTGTACCTCACTTGTTCACCACTAAGACCTCTTTCATGCGTGAGTACTGCATCACAAGAGAACAAACGATTGCAGGCTCTCGTAGACGCATTCAGATTGTAGTCGGACATAGGAAACGAGATGTAGAAGCATTTCGTAATGTGATCGACCCTTATTTCATTGGGCGACCCAAACACGAAGTTGCTCAAGAATTACCCCCTCTCACAACTAAGGTTATTTCCTGTGAGCTTTCTAAGCAACAGAAAGGGAAATACAAAGAAGCCCTTGAGGGTCTGCTTGAAGTCTTAGACCCCGAAACAGGCGAGATCATAGAGCGTGAAGTGACTAAACTAACTGCTGTCACGATCTGTCAGCAAATCGTCAACCACCCTGCTCTTATTGACTGTGATGGCGATAGTGGTAAACTCGACACCCTTTTAGACTTACTGCAAAATGAACTTGAGGGTGAGAAGGTGATTATCTTCTCTAGGTTTAGAGGAATGGTCGATATTCTCGAAGCAGAAATAGAGGGCAAAGGCATTAAGACTTGTCGTATTACAGGGGCAGAATCGGGAGATCAACGTGTAGCAAGTCAGCAAACATTTCAAGACGCTAAGAGCGAAACCAAAGTCTGCTTGATTACTATGGCTGCGGCTGAGGGTGTGAACTTACAACTTGCTAAGGCTGTTATCTTCTATGACACCCCTTGGTCAGCAGGTGACTACCTTCAGATTATTGGTCGCATGATTCGTATCGGGTCTATTCACGATAAGGTGTTCAGCTACCATATCTGTGCCCCTAAAACGATTGACGACAGGGTAATGAAAACCCTCAAGAATAAGATGAACTTGATTGAAGCCGTCTTAGGCAAAAGACTAAAAGAAGACGGAGAAGAAGATGATGTTCTTGAGGTAGGTCAGTCCGAGCTTAACGACATTTTTGATGGACTGCTAGAAGATGCAAGAGACATTATAAAAGTCTGATATAAAGAGAGACAACAACTAACCACATGAAAGGGGGGAGTTAAATGGCGAAGTGTAAAAAGTGCCATGATTACGGCTATATACAGGTTGATGATGGACACTATGGAATCCCACAGGCTATCCCATGCTCTTGTACTCTTAAAAAGGCTCTCGGAGTACAGGCACAGAAAGCATGGGCAGGACTAGAAGTTGTACCTATTAAGAAAACAAGCCTACTTAAAGGCAAGGTTCGTGAGAACGTAGTGATTACAGCTCATAAAGGCGAGCTAATGCTACACATGAGATCGGCTCTCGCTCACCATGCAAGACCCGAAGAGTTTATCAAAGTCGTTTCTGACGCTACTCTCATTTCTGCATGGCTCTCTAACCTTGCTCGCTCTGACTCTGAAATCATTGACCCCGATTTCAAGCGAGATGTTCGTGTAGCAACGCTAGAAGACTTGGCTGAGTCTCCTACACTACTTGTGATTCGTTTGGGTGTTAAGACTGCTAGAAATAGTGCTATGCCCGAAGTCCTCGCTGAGACTATCGAGCTACGTCAACATTTGGGCAAACCCACATGGCTTGTAGTCGAACCCGAAAAGCCTTTAGAAGAAGGTCACATTTCTTGGTCAAGAGCAGTAGATGATGCACTAGACGGTTGGGAGCGAATCGGTATTGTTGGTGGGAGGTCTGACGCAAAAGTAAGAGGTTCTTTGAGTGTTCAGACTCTTAGTGGAAATAATAACCCTGCACTTCCAACAGCTAGACATAAGACGATGAAACTATGAGAATATTAAGATCAATAATCCCCGAACCTCGTATCGGTGATGATGAAAAAGCCATGCTTCAAAACTATACGGCTTTGCGAGAATCAATCCTTAACTTTGATATGCCTGTAGATCGTGTGATCTATGACTATATCAAAGAGTTTGTGTCTCAGCACTCTCACTTACCCACTCAAGAAACAGCGATTAACTTCCTAGACAGCAACAATCAATATGATGAAGCTGATCGTATTCGTTCACTCTCTACGATTGAGCCTGCCTATCGTGGTGACTTCATCTTCTTAATTGAAAAGCAAGTAGAAGAAGCCCGTATCATGTCTCTCAGTGAGACTATGGCACAGGTCAAAGAAATCACTAGAAATGGCATTGAGATTAAAGAGGGGAAAACTAAGAGAACGCTCAAGGGTGCTCGTGATGCAGGGCGATTTATCTTTCAGCAACTACATGATTTAATGACCCCTACATTTGGCACTCGTATTGGGGGCGAAGCTCTTGGAGATGGTGAGGAATTTTGGGAGGAATATCAAAAGATTAAGGATACAAAAGTGGAAGTTTTACCAAAGACAGGACTGCAAGTCATTGATGACGCTATCGGTGGCTTTAAGAGAAAAGAACTCTACATTATGGCAGGCTTTACAGGACACATGAAGTCTAAGTCGGCTGTAAATTGGGTGTATAACCAAGCGATTTTTGGTGGGACAAGTACCATCTATTTCTCGTTAGAAATGCACTATTCTCAATGTCGCAGAACCATCTACGCATTTCATAGTATGCACCCTAAGTTTCGGCAGAAGCGTATCGCTTTAGGTATTCAAGCTCAGCCCAATCCTGATGTTGGTCTTGACCCGATCAAAATCAGAGATGGTAAGCTCACTCAAGACGAGGAGCTATTTCTGAAAGAGGTGATTGATGATCTCAAGACCAATATGCAGAATGGTACTTACGGCTCTATTTTCTTTGAGGTAGCTGACCCCGATAGCCTTGACTTTACTGTTGAGGACATGAGGACTAAAGCAGAGACTATCGCCTCTAAACACCCTGTGAAATTAGTAGTAGTTGACCACGCACTCTTAATGTCTAGTAGACGTTGGGTAGCGTCTACTACTGAGCGTTTGAATGAAGTTATCCGAGACTTGAAAAAGACAGCTATGGGCTTCAATAGAGGGCAAGGCGTTCCTATCCTATGTCTATTTCAGATTAACCGTGAGGGCTTCAAAGCGGCTGAGAAGAATGACGGTACATATAACCTCACTCACCTCTCGTATGCCAACGAAGCAGAGCGTTCAGCAGACGTTGTAATCGCTTCTTGGTATGACGATAATATGAGGCAGAAAGGCATGATTAAGTATCAATGCTTGAAGTCTCGTGACCAAGCTCCTTTTGAGGCTTTTGAAGCACAGACAGCTTGGCCGGTGGGTCGTATTCTGAACACCCCAATGAACTTCAAGATGGGTGCTTCGCCCAATGCTAAACCAAAGAAGGAAGACCCTCTTGATGATGTAGTTTAAGCTCAGTAAATCTTTTATGACCATACCTTTCTGTAAACTTCTTAACAGAGAAAAGAGGGTATATGAGACATTTACAGGCAGGTGGGGAAATAGACTTTCTTCGAGAATCACAAAGTGATGCAGTAAAAGCTAGTGCTGTCGTTTTAAGACAGATGATCTCGACAGTAGGGAACTTGGGCGAGTTGCTTAACAAAAAGAAGATCGCTGAGTTGGTCTTACTGAACCCTGCATACAAAGACTTTGTTAGCTCACATTTCGAGTTTGCTGATAAAGACATTCAAAAGAGCCTAGTAAGTGCTTTTGTTGAGTACTTTCATGGAAAGAAAGCAGGGGAAGAAAAACCTGTTTTTAATAAGATATGGAAGCTCGTAGAAGAGTACGTCAAGGGCAGAATGATGGACGAGGGGCAAGAGAACTATCTTAACACTATCCCCGAAGAGTTAAGGAAGTTCCTACCTAAAACTCTAGCCGTTGATGTAGATTCCACAGGCGAAATACAATATATCACCGACTTGTTCGTCAACGAAGTAGACGATGTAAACTATAAGATTAAGAAGATGACCACACTCCTTAAAAGATATAACCATATCGTAGATGTGGTAAAGAGCGACCTGATGTCTAATGATGTCTTTTTAAGAGTCAAAGCCTTGATTGTGGCGATCATCATGGAAACAGGAATCCGACCTGCTATGGGTGAAGGTATTTCTAAGATGAAAGGTATGGACGGGAAATACCTAAAAGATGAGGAGGGTGAATATATTGAAATGGAAACCTTTGGTGCTAGAACTCTGAAATTGAGCTTCATTAAGGACTTGATCGGTAAAGATGGCGATCAGATTGAAGTGAGGTTTAGAGGGAAAGCGTACACCGAAAATGTAGCTTATCTAAGTGACCCCCAAGTCCTGGCAGAATTGAGAAATCTTGCGACTGAAGCTGAAATAACCAGAAATGAGCTAGGGATAGACCCATTTCTGTTTACAAGACCTGATGGAGATGTAATTACAGGAGATCAGTTAAACAGGTACTTTAAGAAGATCGTCAAAGACACTAACCTAACCCTTACTGATTTCCGTAAGCTCAAGGCAACACAAGAAGTCTTTAACCACCTAAAGAACAAAAAAGTTGATCTGCTTTATAAGATTAGAGAGTTCGCTAATGAGCAGGCTGAAAGTCTCAAAGAGAGAGCGACACAGGAAATAACAGATACTGTCAACCAAGCGATTAGAAATGCACAAGAAGCAATCAGTCATGGTGAGTTTGATACTACTGTGTCTTACTACATCAACCCTACTGTAGTCTTAAAGTTTCTCTCAGAGGGTAAGGTAGGAGAAAAGTTGGAAGACGCTGTAATGACAAACCCCAAACACCTTACTTTCAACCTAGACGCATTTCTTGACGAAGCTGTTATGATTGGACCTATCCAAAAGAGAGGCACTAATCTTCAGAATCTCGTAGACGACCTAGAAATGAAACTAGGTGAAAATCTACTTAGCTTAGTAGAGCATATCCAAGAAACCACATAATAATCTAGTCGGGTACTATATAAAGAGTACCTAATGACAATAGGATTATTAATGGACATCTCTAGTATTCTAAAAAGTTTGAAAGAGCGTAAACTTGAACGCAAAGGTGATTGCCTTTACTTCATTCAAGAACGCTCCACAGGCATGATAAAAATAGGTCGCTCAAAAGACCCTAAAAGACGACTCAAAACCCTACAGACAGGAAATGCTAACGAACTCAGATTAGTGTGTTATCTTGAGGGGCTTGGGTGGCGTGAACGTGACTTACATGAAGCCCTAAAGAAATGGCGTACTTCGGGTGAGTGGTTTGAGTATGATTGTACGGGTAGCATACCCGACGAAATCTATGAGCTTATTCCTTGGGGTAGCCTAGATGATTGGTGGAGGGATTAAGAAATGTTTCTCTTTGAACTGAGTATGATTTTAGGGTCGGTTATTACGGTTGTTATAACCGACAGAAATCCTAACTCAATGACAAAGTTGGGCGTTTTTTTCTTAATTTCTACCTTAGTGTACTTTTTGCTTTGTGTGTGCCTTTTTGTAGGTAAAGTCCTTACCTAGTCTTATATAAAGGGATTCAGGAGGAAGCCCGTATGAACACAGAAACATTGATAATCACCACAACGCCCCTTGACTGTGCTTGTAAAGGTGATGGAATCATTCACAAAACAAAAAAGCCCTGCCCTATACATTTCTTGTACGCAACATCAGAGGAGTTTAGAGAAGTAAGTTTAGGGCTTTATGCTCAGAGTCTCACAGCTACCGTCCTCCATATTATCGAGGAGCATGAAGCATTTCAAAGACACCGAGAGATCGGCTTTCTTGACAGCGAAGAAAGCCTTGACCTATTCGTAGAACTTTTTTGGAATCCTCAAGATATTTCTGAGAGAGTCAAAGCACTTCAAGTACTTGTTCGGTTGATCTACGGACACCTATCAAGATGTAAAAGCAATCTTCCTAAAGCCGATAGCTTTGACTTATTTTCCTTTGCCGAAGCGAATACAAGTTTAGACCACCAATTTATATGGAAGCCCTTATACACAGATGAGCAGTAAAAGAGCAGATCGGATTAAAGAAAAAATCCCGATCACTCGTGTACTATCAGATTATGGGTATGACGTGTATGAGGGTGGAGGTGAACAACAATTTCGTTGTGACCTTCATGGAGATGGGTCAGACAATGCCCCTTCTGCCCGTGTGTACCCTGAGTCTAATTCTTTCTTCTGCTTTGCTTGTGGTAAAGCAAGAGACTCCGTTGCTCTTGTCATGGAAAAAGAAGGGTCAGACTTTAACAAGTCATGCTCTTTATTAGAACAGAAATATGGGCTAAAAGAATGGGTTTATAAAGAAAAGGCAGACCCCTTTGAACAAAGTGACCGAGCAGAAGAACCCTCTAAGAGAAATATTTTAGAGCGAAAAGTGGGAAACAGACTCTTAATGCTCACTAAAGAACGTGACGTTGAATATGACCTTATCCTAAAGCTTTGGGAAGGGTATGATTTACTGTGTTCACTAGAACATCAATCTGACTCCCATTGGAGAAAGTTAGTAAGTCAAATCCCAACTCAAAGGTTTGAAGATGATGAGTGGTAAAAACGATAACGAAATAGATATTACAGAACTCTTTGAGTATTCTATAAAGCTCTTAGCTGAACAGGCAGAGACACCTCAAGAATTGATTAGTGTTTGGATTAACTTAGGGAAAAGACTTGGTGTAGAGGACATTTTTTCTAGCCTTAAAATAGTCCTCTATGAAGACGACAACCAAGAGCAACACATGGTAGGGTTTGTCGGTTCTCCGAGCGAAGAAGTGACCGAAATCCTAAGCTCAGAAATAGTCTTTAACGAGTACATTTGTGACAAAGCTGTAGAAGCAATTAATGAGAAAAAAGTAGTGTACCACTAATGATGTATCGTAGAAATGGACTCATCTTTACTAAGCTCTCAGACAAGACATGGGCAAACCCAAAGATAGCTCGCATTATCCCTAACGAACAGGGAGGCTCTTGGGGTGAATTCTTAGAGCTAAAAGATACTGAGTGGGCAAGGTTTGTTGATGTCATTTCCCTAGACTCATTAGATCGTGCTTTGAGGGGCGACTGCACTCCTTTAATGAATGAGGGACTTCGTGACCCTAGAGGTTGCTTGAAACGAGCCCCATTTCCTAGTGTGTGTGCAGACTATAAGAATTGTGCTTCTTATGCACCCAAGATATGTCAGCCGAAATCTCCCAAAGCTCCTGAGTGTCTCTCTCTAGGGGCTGAACTTCCACAAACTGTCAGAATTCTTATTTCTGCATGGACTGAAGGCTACTATGTAGTCCGAGAAGGTGAATGAAATGAAGTACGTCAACCCTCCAACTAATCGTAGGATTTACCCTACACCCACTAATAATATGCCTGTTAGAAATGGAAGCGACAAAGACTATCATGGCGAGCTTTCTATTTCTGATAATCATATCTATCTTTACCAAGACATCACTCCAAAAGCGATCATGGAATTGGGTATTGCGATTAGGCATATAGGGCAACATATCTTTAACATGGTTACAGAGTTAGACTTACCCTCAGCACCTGCTATCCATTTACACATCAACTCAAATGGTGGGTGTGCTTTTAGTGGGCTTGCAGGGGCAAGTCATATCCTTAACTCTCAAATCCCTGTCATCACTTATATTGAAGGAGGGGCGGCATCTGCGGCGACTATCCTATCATGTGCAGGGGCAAAGCGTTTTATCACCGAACACAGCTTTATGCTTATCCACCAAATCAGTACAGGTGTTTGGGGGACATACGAGAATCTGAATGATGAGAAAGAGTCTATGGACTCACTCATGGAAATGATTCAGTCAATCTACCTCAAGCATACAAACATGAAGAAGAAGCAACTGAAGCAACTCTTAAAGAGAGACTTATGGCTGAACCCTGAGAAATGCCTAGAGCTAGGCTTAGTAGATGAGATTATTCACTACGAGAGAAACTAGTAGCGTCTCAAAGCATGGGAGAAGAAAGTCCCATGCTTAAGAATTTGAAGCAAGTCCTCATCACTATAGTCGTATGAGGCTATAGTGATCGTAAAGCTAGGTAATGAAATGCCGCCGTGATGCTGTGAGGTTCGCATAACAAACCTAAGCCCGAAAACGCCCATCTTATCAAAGATGATTTTCTTAGGGTCAAAAATCTCACTCGAACTCAGCCCCCTAGTGTATTTCTTGTACTCTTTTTCCACCAATTCTTCTAAGTCTCTCTCACTTTCAAGATCAAAAGTCTTGGGGTAATCCTTCATTAGGTACGGGGGATTCCAAATACTTTTAAGAGTGGTGTCTAAAGTAACTTCATAAAAGCCTTTTGAAGCTCTCTTCATCGCCAACCTAGCGACTCTAATAGCCATCGCTTTCTTAGGGGTTCCTAAGAGTTCTACAACGTGCTTCCTATTGATGAGTTCTATGTCTTCACTTTCAACAACAGCTTTCATCGCATGAACGCCTGCATACCCATACTCATCGAAGACTTCTTCCCCAAGCATAGGAACACCATCAACCTTAAATAGAGTCATCATAAGGTTATCATATGCCGAAACAAGTGCCTCTACTAAGTCGGAAATGTGTGGTCTGAGGTCATATTCAAGTTGCCCATTTCTTCTTACCGACTTCAACAAAGCGTCTGCTTTATTGTGTGGCTTTTTAAAGACTTTCTTGTAAAGCTCCCTCTTGCCCTGTTCGGCTTCTAAAATAAGAACAGGACGAATTCCTTTGTTCCCTTTGATCGCCCCATCTTGCTCTATTAAAGAAAACAGTAAGACATATTGCTCGTTGTCATCATTGATAATCCAAGCCTTACGACCTTTAACCCAACCACTTTTCCTCCACCTGATTTGTGGAGTCACCCCTCTCCCGTGAGCCATATTATCCTCTACGAAAGTCCAACTCTGAGGGCTTCTTCTATTGAGTTCAGCTATTAGAGGGTCTAACCAATTTTCATCTATGTAGCTCATTTATACTTCTCTCTTTCGGGAAATCTACAACTCTTAACGGATAAACAAAGTACATCGGGAGAAATGAGCATGAGAAAGGTTGAGATAATCTAAGTGGTGAAAACTCTCCTTTTTAAGACTTCTTGGCTTTCTCTTGAGCTTTCTTCCTGTCCTCAGCTCTATACTTTTGCTCTAAGATAGGAAGTGCCTTTTCTGCTTGGTCGAGTTTGTGAGCTAAGTCTCTCGCTTCTCTACTAAGATTCATATTTCCTAGCAAAGTGATCTCGCCTGTTGTGGTGTCTTGTAAGCGAGAAGTCAAACCAACCGTATTAGGCATCAACTGCTTGATGATCTTCGGGTCTATGTTTTTAAGAGCTATGTCCCACACCATTTCTAGCTCTAATCCTTGCATGATAAGCATAGGCTGACCTCCATAACCTAAGTTCATCTTTTGACGAAATAGACTCATGCCCGAACGGGTACGAAGCTCCATATCAAAGAAATGAACAGGCATAGGGTTTTCAGGTCGATCAAAGAACATCTTGAACCCAAAGTGCAGATTCTTATCCCCAAACACGAGGGTAGGGTTATCCACATAACCCCATTCGTGAATGATAATGTAAAACTCATTCTTCTCTGCAAGCCGAGAAATAAACTCTTGCTCAATCTCGGACATAGGTATGTAAAGACTGTTCTTATTTTTACCACCAAATACGTTAGACATGAAAAATCTCCTCTAGTGTACTAATGGGAGATCATACCCCAAAACTAACCCGAATTTAACGAACTTATCCTCTTTTACTTCTTAAGGCTCTTATGCCCATGATAGAACCTGTCACCTCGCCCATTTCACTATCCATGTCCTCTAAGAGCGAACTAAGGTCATAACTACCTGTCACCTCGCCCATTTCACTGTCCATAGCTTGAAGAAGCTGTGAAAGATCAGTAGCTCTCTTGAGAGGATAAGAATCAGTCCCAAATAGGTTCGCAACATCAATGAACTTCTGTATGTCAAAAGATACTGTGTCATAACCTTGTGCGACAGCCTTGCTTATATTTCTTTCAATGTAGCCTTGATGAAGGAAATTCAAAACAAAGTTAGGGGCGATATAGTAGTCAATCGCACTACCCATTTCTGAGTGGTGCAGGGAATCGGAGACAGCCTTAATCGCATCATTAATAAACTGAGTCACTCTAGTAGCCACTGCTTCTTGGAGATTCTGAGTACCTGCGTCTACAAGGGCTTTCACATCTTCGTGTAGTTGCTCTTGATCTCCCTCCATAACCTCAAACAATCTCCTATTAGCGAAAAGCATACGGAAATCGTGAGGCTTCATATCGAACTGCCCAAACTTACGATCTATATACTTAATGAGCTTCGTGTAGTCGTATCTCCAACCATTCAAACCTCTAAAAACAGGAGGCTCTTTAGACGGAGTTCCCAAGTCCATTCCTGCATCTAAAGTTGCTTTATCCACATAAGGCTTGAGAGCTGTAGCAATATCAGAATCAGTCATCTCATAAAGAAGAGTGTTACCGTATTTCCCAACTAACTCTATTTCAAAACGGCTCGCTTGCAAGCTCTTGACATGAGAAGGTCGAAGCTCGGTTAAGCCGAAAGTTTTTACTTCTACTTTAGTGCCGTCTGCAAGTTTCTTAATCGTTTTGCCAGGTCTACCACCACCAACACGAACTCCTGTCTCTAACATAATAGCTGTAAGGATAGCGTTAAGGGTGTCCCTCTCGTTATTCGATGACATGAGGTCTGCTTTCACAGACGTTAACATAGAGTTATATTTCCCAATAGTCTGAACGAGTATGTTGTGCTTATGCGTAAGGCTTCTGATCTGATTTCCTACACGCTCACGAACACCTGTCACCTTACCTGCTTTATCCACATCTAAAACAAGATTGCGAGGTAAGAATTTCCTGATGTCTACCTCTAGGGCATCTCTCAAACTTTGTTGCTCTGTACCCAAGAACTTGTACTCGAAACCTAGCTCAGCAGACAACGTAACTTGGTCTTGTATTTCAGGGTCGGAAATGGAAGCCCCTTCAACCACAATCTTAGCTAAGGCTCTAAGGAGTTTAGCTCTGTTCTGTGCGATGCTTCTAACATTACGAGGATTACCATGACCCTCTATTTCTTTGCCTGCATACTTGTCGAGAAAAGACTGTATATTTCTCATACCTTGAGCGTCAGAAATAAAGTCTTTAACTGAATCAAAAACTAACCCTTTTTTAGCTACATTTCTAGCAATCGTAGAGATTGCTCTCTCCGTAGCTTTAACGTGCTTGATCTGTTCTTTTCTGTCCCGAACATTTAAGTCATCATAAGAAGGCATATCTATTTCCTTTCTTATAGAGTACCATCAAAGTCGTCAGTATCAGACCCTAAAGGAGGCTCAGACTTTTTTGGTTTTGGAGGAGTCGGTTTACCTCCATTTTGCTCTAAAGCTGTAGTCGCTACATGGGTGTATTTATCTAGTGCCGCTTGCCCTAATATGTAGCCAATCTGAATGAAACCACTCGTGACAATCATGGTGACAAGTACCATAAACGCATAGTGGTCGATTTGAGTCTTGTACTCCCACACAACATAGAACATGAGAATCTTCCACCCTACATCTGCGATCAAGTAGGCAAGGAACTTCTTGCTTTTAAGAGGAACGCTACTCAAGTGTGTTGGGTCTTGTGATTTTTGAGTGGTCATACCAATCTCCCATTAGGTTTAGAGTGTTTGTTTTTACATTGTCTGACAGATAAAAGATTTATCTAAGTAAAGGCTTGGTGTTTATCCTTAACCCACTCTTGGTGTTTGAAGGCTGTGTTTTCCCTCTAAGCTGACCTAACATAGTATTGTTAACCCTCAAGTCGTTCATTGAAGTCTGAAAGTTGTCTTCAATCTGCTGAGGTGGCTTATTGGAAATGAGTATTGAGGGGTGACTTTCGATTAGCTCCTCAAGGCGAGCTTGTTCTTCGGGCAACATACTTGGTAGTAGAGCGAACAAGTCCTCTCTCGATTTCTCATGCTCTTTTAAGAACTCTAAAATCACATGGTCAGGCAAGAAAGGTGGGTTAGCAGGATTTGTGTAGCTCCCTTTGAGCGTGTTGTGACCACTACCATTTATCCAAAAGTTACTCATGGCTTTACTCCTATTCTGATATGTACTTCATAACCCTCACATATAAACAGAGTAAGGAGAAGCCCTTGTTTGACGATTTCCTAGCAGACCTCAGAAAGCCCTCAATCGAAAAGTACGATTGGATGAACGATGTTGAGTTGATACTTGGCACTAAAGAAAACCTCACCCAAGCGATTGATGAGTGTATCGCTTCAGAAATATATGGCTGTGACATTGAAACTACGGGGCTTGATAACCGAGTTTTTGACGGCAGAACAGTTGACTCTATCGTGGGTATCGGACTCGCACCCACACCCGACAAGGCTTACTATTTCCCAATCGGACACAGAGCAGGCTCAGAATATAACATTCCTTGGTCTATGGTCGGCAAAGAGTTTGGGAGGCTATTTCACCCTGACACTAAGGCTAATCCTGTCTTCCACAACATCGCATTTGACTCCGTATTTCTTGAGTATAACGGCTTCTTCCCTCTTGGGGTAGATCGGTGGGACGATCATAAGAAATGGGAAGACACCCTCATTGTTAAGTACCTGCTTAACCCTCGCCAAAAAGGTGGGCGAGGACTGAAGGCTCTATCAGATCAACTCTGTGGTATGAAGATGATCGAACTCAACGAGCTAATCCCCGATGAGAAGATTAAGGATTACGCCACCCTCGACCCAAGTTGGGAGCCTTGTGTATGGTACGCTGCGGCTGACCCTCTCTGTACGCTTCGTGTATGGAACATTCTAAGAGGTCAATATGTAGACGCACCCGAACACTCAGATTCAATCTACAACTTAGAAAAAATGTGCCTCGTTTCAGTAAGTTGGATGCACAGAAGCAGAGTGTATGTAGACAGAAATAGAGCCTTAGAGTCTTGTAAAGAAGGGCAACGCCTATGGTGGGAAAGTTTGCTTGAAGTATATGACGGAGCAAGTGAAATCTTAGGTCGAGATATAACCCCTAACTACCTTCGGATAATGAAAGGTGAGATCAAAGGTGCGATCAACATCTTTGAACCCGATGACGTAGGAAATGACTCTAAGATGTCCTATAAGATTAGAGTTGATGAAGCTCGCAAGGAAGCGAAAAGAAACTACCCCGACCCTGTTCAAGTCATCTCAAAAAACGTGGCTCTCGTGGGCAAGGAAGCAGGGACTGAGAAAATCGATTTCCCTATCGTCTATGACATTATGTCTCCTCAGCAACTTGGACTCTTATTTCGTGAGTTAAAAGTACCTAACCTCATCGCCTCTGAGAAATCGGGTCAAGTAGTCACAGCAGGCGATGTGCTTGATGATGTGATCGAAAAAGCTGAGAAAGACTTCCCATTCATGGGGAAAGTTAAGAACTTACGTTTCCTCTCTAAAGCTCTCGGTCAATACCTTATCCCCTTTGTCGAAGATGTGGGTAAAGACGGAACTCTGAAACCTCGCTTCGATCAGTTTGCGGCTGATACAGGTCGTTTCTCTTGCAAGTCCACCTCTAAGCCTTGGGAAGTCAAAGACGGGGGCTGTAGAGTACCATTTCAAGGTATTCCTGCTTATGGGAAAGACAAGGACAAGAAGCCTGCTATCATTTCTTATATGCGTGATTGTATCGCTTCAAGAGGTGATGGGTGGTGGCTAGTCGCAATCGACTATGCAGGTGTTGAGCTTCGCTTAGTCACCAACCTCAGCAAAGAACCTCTATGGGTTAAAGCGTTCTTCGAGTGTTCAGATTGTGGGAAACAATACCCACAGGAAATGAATGATGATAATATCCCTAAAGCAACCCCCACTTATTGCGTTTGTGGCTCTGACCGAATAGGCGATCTTCACACCGTCACAGCAGTTGCTTTCTATGGCGAGAACGCTAAGAATTTGCCCGATTGGAAAGACAAGCGAGGAAATGGCAAAGGGTGTAACTTTGCTCTCTCTTATGGTGGGACAGGTAAAGCCGTACAGCGTACTATCGGTTGCTCGGCTCAAGAGGGTGAGGAGAAATACAGGAAGTTCACAGGCACTTATAAGACTCTTGCGAAGTGGTGGACTCACCAACATGACTTTGGTCGTAAGCATGGCTATGTAAAGACAGCTTTTGGTCGTGTTCAGCCCCTACCTGACATTAATGAGGGTGACTTCAGAAAGAAATCAAAAGACGAGCGTAAAGCTGTGAATGGCCCTGTGCAGGGTACGAGTGCAGACATCACCAAGCTCGCTATGAGTCTGATCTATAAAGAGGTCAAGAAGCGTGGTTGGTTCGATAAGCTCAAGATGATTCTGACTGTCCATGACGAAATCGTTTTTGAGATACATGAAGACGTAATCGGTGAAGCTATCCCTGTACTCACCAATCTCATGTCGAGAAATAAAGGTATCGCTAATCAAGGTTGGGCTGTACCTCTACTTGTAGACGTAGAGATCGGTAAGACTTGGGGTGTCCCTTATGACCTCAAAGACCTCAAGCGTGGCTATAAAGAAAAGCTCGTGCCTGATGGCGTAGACGAGGAAGGCAAGAAGAAATACAAGGAAATACAAGTACCTGTACCTGAGTCTTTAGGTCGTATCTTCTATGAGCAAGGGAGTGAGGAGCAGGCTCCCAAAAAAGAGGTCAAGTCTGAACCCTCTAAGCCTGTCTACACAATAGGTGAGCTAACTAAAGAAGAAGCTAGAAATGTAGCCCTTTGGTTAGTTGAGAATGAGGGAGGTATCGTGCAGTATAACAATAAAGATGTGAGTGCTTTATTTATATAAGGAGATAAGTATGAAAAACGATCTGTTAGGCGAGTGCAATGACCAAAGAATCCCCGAAAACGAGTTTACCTCGATCTTCTGTAAGAGGTGTAAGAATAAGTCCTGCGATAGAGCAAAGTGGGCTTCTTCATCTTGGGAAGAACGTATCAGCACCCAAGCAGATCGTTTCCTACACAACCCCAACATCGTGGCTCAGAATGAGTCTTCTCGGTGGGAAGGGATTGTAGATTTTGAGTTATTTCAAGCACCCACTACAACAGAAATTTGGGGAGTTGCTCCTCAAGTTAAAGTGGAAAAAGAACCTGTTAAGATTGATATTGTCACCGAAGACGGACAAGGAGATCGAGTACCTACTGAGACACACGATGATGTCGTTTCTGCTGAGCCTGTTAGTAGGGTTGCTCCTAGTCCTGAACCTAATCTTACAGAGCCTATAAAAACCTCTGAGCCTGTGAAACCTTTCACAAGGCAGATGAATACTGCCCCCCAAGAAATCATCATTGGAGGGCTTGACGAAACCCCTAAACAGCAACCTAAAAAAGTAGTTGATGAATGGGCTGTACCACCTAAAAAGCTACAGGTTGGTGGTACATTTAAAATGGGTAAATAACAATGTTTTTAGATTACGACAAAGAACCCCCTAAACTCCTTGATCTCAGTCAAATCAAGGACGTACAAGGCAACCTATACATTTCTAAAGGACTATGGCAAGAAGTCATTTCTCACTATAGTCGAGAAGAAGTCTTAGATCGCCTTAAAGAACTCATCAACACAGGTGAGATTACATTTCCTTATCGAGAGTACACCCAATCCTCTGTCAAAGAGGAGTTTAACAGGCTCAAGAATAATGAAAGTCTATTCACAAAAGGTGAGTGGGAGTGTAATCGACTCGTTCAAGATGTCCCATTTCTATATAGAGGAGAATCTTACTATATCCCTGCAACAGCTCGACTAGGAGGTCAAGTCTCAGACTTGTTCACTCAAGAAGCTCGTATGGAAGTAGGACACCAAAGATTCATGTCTCCTCACCGAGCTTGGCAAAGCGATAAAAAGTCATTTCTGAACTATATCTTTAACCCTGATATGTTTGATGGAGACTTGAACGACAAAGCCCTGCGATCAGCCCTTAGCATGAGGTCTTACATAGCGAGTCAGTTCAAGCCCGAATCAGCTAAGGTAGTCTACAACACATTTCAAGCGAGACGAGTCTTAGACTTCTCAGCAGGTTGGGGTGATCGCTTAGTAGGGTTTCATGCTTCCAATGCCGAGAGCTACATAGGGATAGACCCTAACTCTAAACTCCATGAACCCTATCAAAAGATCAGCCATTTCTGTGATACAGGTAAAGAGGTCAAGCTCATCTGTTCGCCTGCTGAGGAAGCCGATTTGACAGGTGTTAAGGTGGACTTTGTATTTACCTCGCCACCTTATTTCACACTTGAAAGATATAGCGAAGAAGACACTCAGAGTTGGAAGAGATACCCAAAGATAAACGCATGGCTAGAGGGCTTTCTATTTCCTACTTTATCCAAGTGTTGGGAGTGTCTTGAAGACGGGGGCAGAATACTCGTCAATATCGCTGACGCTTATACCAATGGAGAGCGAGAGGAAATATGTCAGCCCATGTTAAGATATATGGAATCTCTTGGAGCTACTTATGAGGGTGTTTTAGGTTATCAAATGGGGGGCAGACCTGGCAAAAATATGGAGAACGTAGGTAAGGTTTTCTGTGAGCCAATATGGGTGTGGAGTAAAGGGGAAGCCCTCGAACCTAAATGGAACTCTGACACGTTTTTAGGGGTCTAGTATGAAAGGGTTGAAGATACAGAACTTCCAAGAAGCGATATGGTTGAAGAATACGAGCTTACCGAAACAAGTAGATTTATTTGGATTTTAAGAAATGGAAAACATGATCTTTAACGAGTCCTGTTTGGACACTATGGGCAGAATGGAAGATAGGTCTATTGACCTAGTGGTTACTAGCCCACCTTATGACAACCTCAGAGCTTACGATAACGAGATAGATAAAACTTGGAGTGAGTCTGTTTGGAAACCAATCATCTCAGAGTTATGTAGGATAATCAAAGAAGGTGGGGTCATCGTTTGGGTGGTTGGTGACGCTACAGTAGATGGGAGTGAAACAGGGTCTAGCTTCAAACAGGCTCTCTATTTCATGGAATGTGGGCTTAACCTTACGGACACTATGATATATCAAAAAGGGTCAAATGGTGCTGTAGGGAATAATAAGATTTATTGGCAGTCTTTTGAATATATGTTCGTCTTTTCTAAGGGTTCTCCTGCGACAATTAACTTAATAAAAGACAGGAAAAATAAAGAGAAAAGAGAAATGGATAAGGGTACAAAAAGACTGAAAGATGGAGAGCTTATTCCTATCACAAGAGGGTCATACGGGGAGTTCGGTAGGAGAACCAACATTTGGTCATACTTAACAGGTAGAGGACATTCAACCTTAGATGTGTATGCCTTTGAACACCCTGCTACATTTCCCGAAAACCTAGCTCACGATCACATCATTTCTTGGTCTAATGAGGGAGACTTAGTTTATGACCCATTCTTAGGGTCAGGAACTACAGCTAAGATGGCTAAGATCACCAAGAGGAAATACATAGGGTCGGAGATTAACGAAGAATATTTTAAGATTGCTCAAAAGAGATTAAGCCAAACACAGGAGTACTTGTTCTGATGTTATTTGATTTAGAAGAAACAAAGAAAACAAGTTTAGATCAGTATGTTTGGGTCAAAGATAACCACATACACATGAGCAAAGAAGTCCTCTCAGAAATAAAAGAGAACTTCTCAAGAGACGACATCTTTGCGTTTATGGCGAAGCTCATTAAAGACAAGCAACTGCCTTTCCCCTATTTCCCTTACAACAAAAGACAGCAAAAGAAAAAGTTCTCTCAGCTCAGAATACAAGACAGAACGTACCTTAAAGAGAAATGGGAAAACCAAAACATAGAGGTACACGATCTGTCTTATAGAGGAGGGTACTTACTACTGCCCACTAGCACCATGTCGGGAAACTCTCTCTCAGACTTGTTCACCCAACCAATAAGGCTCAAAGCTACTCGAAACTTAGAGGGTAGAAACGAGCGTGGTACACTCCCCTTTATTTGGCAGGACTTATTGGATAACGGAGAAGTGAACCCTCGCACTCATAGGCTTCTCAGAAATGCGTACCTAGAGGATAAGTTCGACCAAAAAACTTTCATCAGAGCAGGCAGGTTGTCGGGTCAAATGGTGACTCAGTTTCGACCCTCAGTTGCAAAGGCTCTATACGATCTGTTTGACGCTCAGAATGTACTAGACCCATCAGCAGGTTGGGGGGATAGGCTTGTGGGCTTCCTAGCAAGCGAAGCAAAGAGCTACATAGGGATTGACCCTAACACTCAGCTACATCAGCCTTATAATGAAATACACAAGTTTTATGACCCTAGCCGATCTGTAAAAACGATCTGTATGCCCTCTGAAGATGTAGACTACTCTGAGCTTGAATATGACTTTGTATTTACCTCACCACCCTATTTCAATGTAGAGCTTTACTGCAACGAAGACACTCAATCTATTAAGAGGTATAGCGACTTTGAAGTGTGGAAAGAGAGGTACTTGTTTGCCACGCTTGAAGAAGTCTACAAGCACCTAAAAGTCGGGGGGAGAATAGCCCTTAACATCTGCGATAACCCTAAACTTAAAGTCACTAAAGACCTCATTTCTTTTATGGATTCTTTAGGGGCTACTTATGAGGGTATTGTCGGATATGAAATAAACATCAGACCCGGAGCTGTCCGTCAAGATCATGGTTCGGAGAAGCGAGGCGAACCTATTCTGATATGGAGTAAAGGGGAAGCACCCGAACCTAAATGGACACAAGACAATTTCTTTGGAGTTTAAGAAATGGACTTATTCGATTACAAAAAAATAGGAGGGCAAACCCTCACCTCAAAAGTAGAACTTGAACCAATAGTTGAGAAACTAGCCGAGGTTTCCGACTACAAGTTTAACGGGAAAAGCTCATTCAAAGTGCCTAGCTTTGAAGTGCCTCAAGATTTCTCGCTAGGGGTGATTTATGGTCCAAGTGGCTCAGGCAAGTCCACACTTCTTAAAGAAATGGGAAGCGAAGAAATAACCACTTGGGACAGTAGTAAAGCGATTGCTTCTCAAGTAGACCCGAACCTACTTATGAGATTAGGGCTGTCTTCTATCCCCTCTCTGTGTAGACCTTACCATGTTCTAAGTACAGGTGAGAAACACAGGGCTGATATAGCAAAAACTCTGAAAGATGGGTGCGTAATAGACGAGTTTACTTCTGTCTGTAATAGAGACTTGGCTCAGTCTATTTCCATAGGTGTGAGGAATGTAATCGACCACGATGGATATAAGAATGTAGTCATCGCTACTTGTCACGAAGATGTCATAAATTGGTTAGAGCCCGATTGGGTAGCTAACACGTTAACGAGACGGCTCGTAGAAGGGAGGTCGGAAAGGCTCTCTTCAGATTTTAGAGTCCTACCTTGCTCAACCGAAGCGTGGGCAGTCTTCAGCGATCATCACTATCTAAGCTCGGAAATAAACAAGTCTGCTCATTGTTGGCTCTTGGTCAACGAGAACAACACGATCTGTGGGTTCGGTTCTGCGATACCTTTCCCAAGTAGAGACTTAAGAAATGCTTGGAGAGAACATAGGACTGTGATCTTACCTGACTTTCAAGGTATGGGATTAGGGTCTAGGTTATCTAACATAGTTGCTAAGATGTTCTATGACAGGGGCTGTCGCTATTTCTCTAAGACAGCTCACCCAAAGTTAGGAGAACACAGAAATAACTCTGATCTTTGGAAACCTACAAGCATGAATAAAGTCAGTAGGAGAAGCTCTTATGAGGGTATGTCCGAAGTAAGAAAAGGGTATTGGAGCAACAGCAAGACAAACAAGTATGCGAGGGGGGCATATACTAGCTTTGATTATGAAGCCCACGCTCACCGACTCTGTTATTCTCACGAGTACATTGGAGATGGAACAAGAATACTAAAAGGACAAGAGGATAAACCCAAAGTTCAAGACAATTTCTTTGAAGTTTAAGAAATGGAGTACTTACATTGATGTTGTTTGAATATACCTCTGAAAAGAAAGCTCTCCAAGAGTACATAGAAATTAAGGAAAGCAAGCTAATGATAGCCCCTAGCCAATGGTTAGCTATGCTCGACCATTATTCTAAAAAAGAAATAAAGTCGCAACTAGCCGAAGCAATCAAAGGCTTACCTTTCCCTGTAAGAGAATACACAGAACAAGAGGTTAAGTCTGATTGGGCAAAGCTCAAGGTTGAGGAAGTAAACTATGCTAAAGAGTCTTGGTTAGCCCCTCGACAAAGTAAAGAGACACCCTTACTTTATAAGGGAGAGCCTGTAGTGTTTACCTGTGGTAATCATGGTCTGAAAGTATCTAACCAACACTCTCAGATTATGCGTATGAAATGTGGTTATCACTCAGGAAAGTCGCCTGTTTATGAGTGGGAGAACCCCGATAAAAAGCACTCATTTCTTAGATGTCTCTTTGGCATACTCAAGGGAGAAATAGAAACTAAAGGGATTGAGCAAAGCACTCTGTATCGAGCATTAAAAATGCACACCTATATGGCGAGTCAGTTCAAGCCCTCATGTGCTAAGACTATATACGACTTCTTTGGTGCGAAACGAGTGTTAGATACCTCAGCAGGTTGGGGTGATCGGCTTGTAGGCTTTCACGCTTCTAATGCGATCAGCTACATAGGAATAGACCCAAACTCTGAGCTACATGAACCCTATCGAAAGATCAGCCATTTCTGCAACACAGGTAAAGAGACTAAGTTCATCTGTTCGCCTGCTGAGGAAGCCGATTTGACAGATGTTAAAGTAGACTTTGTTTTTACTTCCCCACCTTACTTTGACATAGAGAGGTATAGTGAAGAAGACACTCAGAGTTGGAAGCGTTATCCTACTACAGATAAATGGTTAGAGGGCTTTCTATTTCCCATGCTAAGTAAGTCATGGGGTTGTCTAGCTGAGGGTGGTCGGATAGCGATCAATATAGCAGACAAGAAAGGCGAGGATATATGCACACCTATGTTAAGATATATGGAGTCATTGGGTGCTACTTATGAGGGTGTCGTTGGCTACAAACTCAACAAGAGAAATGGTATCGGGCTAACCGATACTTTCTGCGAGCCTGTATGGGTGTGGAGTAAAGGGGAAGCTCCTGAACCTAAGTGGACACAAGACAACTTTTTTGGAGTTTAAGAAATGTTATTTGAGGAATTTAAATTTGACGCTGTGTCGTTTTACGAGACATTCACACCTATAAAAAAAGAGGTTAGCGTCCCATCAAACCTCGTGCCTTTTGTGAAGGCGATGTCAGCCCACCACCGACTCGATCTATCTATTTCTGAGTCTACCTCGATCTCGTCTGAGGAGAAGTTTGAGCTAGATGAAAAGAAATGTATTGTACTGTTCTCAAGTGGGATTGACAGCACTTGGTCACTCACTTACGCCCTTGAAAATGGGTATTCACTCTACCCTGTCTTCATAGACGGACTGAACCCTGCAACGAATAGTCGAGAAAAAAGAGCAGGGCTTCAGATTTGTGAAGCCCTTGGGCTAGAACTTCATATTTTCAAGCACTTCTCACAGCTTAAAAAGCTCCACCGAAGTGAAGACAATATGATCGAAACACCTGAGAGCCTTGCCAAGCTCCAATACGCACTTATGTTATGTAAAGACTTAATCCGTAAAGAGCGTATCGGTTCTGTTCTCGTTACTGTAGATGAGGATAACGTGATCTTCCATAACCCTAACTCAATGTCCGATGAGAATGATGAAGAACTCGATTGGTTCTCTGACACAGAAGAATCTATGGCTACATTTCTACCATTCTTATCAAGCTATGTAGGAGGTGAAATAAAGGGTCTTTACCCGACTCTACCAAAGTCACAGAAACTCAAGACACTCATAGAGAAAGAGTTATTTGAACTGACTTGCTCTTGCGTCTTAAATCCAATGTTCTTTGCAGGGCATCGTAAGAAACCCCATGCCCCTAAGCATGAGAATATGTGTGGGGTCTGTTGGAAATGTAAAGAGAACCTCAAGTTCTTAAAACAAGTAGGAGAAGAAGCACCATGTTAGAAATGAAAATAGGACACCTCATCAGAGAGGGGAAAATCGTTGCTTGTAGCCAATCACAGAAGCTCAAGCTCAAGATACACCCCGACTATTTCAAACAGATAGTGACAAGACCAAAGGACTTACCTCATGGAGCTAAGAATGTTGTCTTTGTAGGAGAAATGAACGATGAAGAGCGAGTGTTATGGAGAGCTTACTTGGAGGCAAATCCGACCATTTGGACTACTTCCTAGAAAGTACATTACACCCCTTCTTAACCAAGACCCCGAAGCGATTGCTTTTGCTAAAGAGTGGATAGAAAGAAATGGTCGGATTATCCTCTTTACACAAGGCAAAGCTAAAGGGTGGGAAAAGGTTTGGGTAGCTGATGACGGAGTGATCTACATGGACGATGAAGAGTATGACCCTACTATTTCTGAGTTAGACGCTAGATTACACAAGGTCGAAGCACCAAGCACCCTCTTTGGAGAGGGGGTAGACATAAAAAATAAGCTTTCATACTTAAAAAAACACGAAAGACCTCTTTAATTCGGGTATAAGCAAAACAGCCCTTCTTGATTCAGGGCTACACTTAAACCCTTTACTACCTTTACAGGAGTACACCATGAGTATTGAAACTAAACTCAAGAACATTTCTGATCTTCTCTCAAGTGCTGATATTGTCTCAGACGCAAGCAAGATTGACAGCAAGCAAAATCGTGCCGCAGCTACCCGTGTACGCAAGGTTTTCAAGCAAGCTATGGACGAGCTAAAGGCACTTCGTGTTGAGGCTCTTGAGGCGACAAAGAAAGAGGGCTAATACCCCCTCAGATTATTTCTTTATACTTCCTGTGTGGTGACATATACTTGAGCCACATCACACAGGGAGTAGAGAAATGAGAACCCTCACAGCAAGAGTAGCCACTAAATTCATTAAGAAGTCTTCAGCCAACCTTGAGCTTCACATTTACGACTTTGATGGCACTCTATTTAGAAGCCCCGAACCTCCCGAATGGTGGGATAAAAAGGCTTTAGGGAATTGGTTTGTCAGCAATGTGTCTCTAGGTAGACCTTTCCTTGCTGATGTACCTCCCTCAAACGCTTGGATTCAGAGTGTTGTAGCAGAAGCGAAAGATTCTATCGCTAATCCGAATGTGTGGGCTGTCATGTGTACGGGTCGAGTCGGTACAGGTAGCATGGACTATAGGATTGCAGAGCTACTCAAGAATAAGGGGCTAGACTTTGATGAGGTTTATCTCAACCCTAACATGGGTAGTAAAACAGCTCCCTACAAGCAAAGAACTACTTTTGAAATCCTCAAGAGACTTCCTCAGATTAAGCACATAGAAATATGGGAAGACACTAAAGAAAATATACAAGCTGTTGAGAAAGTAGCTGATCGGCTTGGTCTGACTTTTGAGGGTCACATAATCAAGCCAACTCCTTATCCTGTCGATCATGTGAGCCTAGAAGACTATCTCTACTTCTTAGTTGAGATAGGTGAGATTAGTGAGTCTCAAGCAGAACGTACCCTAGTTAAGTTAGGAGACTAGCTATGAGAAATAAGCTCGCTTCAAAGATCGCACAACGCTATATAGATGAACAGAAGATCGCTAAGGTCATGGAAGAAATGTTCCCCACATTCTTCTCTCAGATTGACCCCTACGACAGGAAGCTCTGCTCATTGAAACTCTTTGAATCTTTAAAAGAGCTTCTGTATGATCTCAAGTCGAACGATGCGTATAGTTTAGACATTTCAGATTTCGTGAGCAAACTGATTGAACGAGTCGCATACGAGAAGCCTTACACTCAACAGGCAAGTAATCTGTTGCTGATAGATGTAAGTGAAATGTTCACTATAATGAAAGAGGAAGAAAGACAGAATCTTATCTCCCTCTTAAGCCATTAATGTTCGATATTTCACTTACAAAGTGAAAGTTGTAGGTCAAGATAACGAGAAAGAGTCTTTAGCTCTTTCACGATCTTTTTAGGGTCATTCTTGAAGCGTCTGTTTGTACCACGAAGTCTCTCTAGTGGTGGGCGAAGCTTACTCTGAACTTCCATAGCCATTGACTCACCAAGATCAGCCGTCATAGCGAATACATCTTCGAGGTCTTGGATAAGGTCTTGTCCGAAATGACCTGCTTCAGCATCAAGAACTGCATCTTCCAATGCTTGATTGAGCTTTCTAAGAACAGGGAGACATACAGTCACTTCTTGGTTTCTCCAAGAGCCTGCACTTGACTCAAGACCTACAGGGTACTGACCTATTGGGAGCTTACGTCCATCGGGTGTTCTGTGATAATCACCGAAAGCAGAAATGTAGCCCTTCTTAGTCTTACTACGTTCGATCTTCTCAAGCTCTGCTTTCGCACCTGCTAGGTTACGGAAAAACTCTTCTCTCTGCTGAAAGCGAGGTCCAAGTCTACCCCATCTCTTGATAAGGGTATATCCACCAATATTCTGAGGAGATTGTACGATAAGCATTTCGTAATACTTCGACTGATTTCTACCCTCATCAATCTTGTAAAGCATTGACGCTTCACCTTCACGAACTGCTCCCTTCGTAAGACCCTCACTCATAAGATAAGGTTTACCTGCCGCAACTCGATCATTGAATGACGCTGTGCGTGTGAAAGGTTCACGAGCTTGTCTCTCAAGACGAGCAATTCTGATCTCTAGTTCTCTCAGCATTTCGCTTGCTGTTCTTCTCATTTCTATTACCTCTTTGAAGCCATATAGTAAGTGTCAATTAACGCTCTAGCGATCACTCGATCTTTCTCTTTCTCGTCTTCAGAAAGAGAACGATAAGGAGTGTCTGCTAAAGCAATACGATTGGTTCGCTTTTCAGGCTGAGTCTGATAGCGAGGGTCATCTACATTGTATGCCGCCCATGACCAACCGTCATGGACTGCATCTGCTACGATTTCTATGAGACTTTTGTCATCAGGGTTAGCCATAACAAGACTATAGTTTTCAGAAATAGCATTTAAAGCATATAGGCTTGAATACTTGTTCGCCTCATAACCAAATGTGTTTGGCTTGCTCAAACCATAACCATACTCTCGGTCAAGTGCCTTATCTGAAATAGCAGTCGCTCTTTTAAGGTCAATAAAGCCATCATTCTGAGGGGGTCGAGGAATAGACCTAGCGATCTTTGTTCGGCTCTCAAGCTGAGATACTCGGTTTTGTAAGTCTCTTAGGACTTCGCTTGCTAATCGTTTCATTTTAGACCACCACTACATTCTTAAAGTTAGAGCTTAGAACAGTAAACAGACTTTGTGAAAGATGGAAATGACCATTTTGAGTGTCATATTCTAAAGCCTTCGTTGTGAGTTCTACATCATAATCAATGTTTTCATTAGCTAAGAAGGAAATCATTTGGTCTGACTTTTCGTATTTCACATCAAGAATATCACTCAATTGAAAGCTATTAACTAGCCGATTTGTGAGATAGTGAATACCTCTTAAAGTCTTCTTAACTTCTTGGTCGTTAAATCCAACCACCTTAACATGAACGATAATATAACCTTTTGGGTCTGGGAAAGTGATTAAATAAATGATCGGCTCAAAAACATCATCAAGAGTAAATTTTTGACCTTTTTTAACGGGAGAATAACTCATTTTTATTTCCTTACGGGCTATAACTGTATTGGGCAACGGCAAAGTACTTTTTGCCTATGATTTCTTTCGGAGACAAGTCTGTCCTACGAATAGTCCACTCTATATAGTAATCACCAGGAATAAACTCGGTGCTAAGAGTTTCACCTACATAATAAACCCCTATAGATGATCTAAAAGGAACTCGCTCTCCTAACCCCACTCTATAAATACCTCTTGTCTCTGTCTTCCTATAAAAAGCATAAGAAATATAATAGGGGTCAAAAGGAACTCCATTCTCATCTGCAAGAGTCACAGGTAAGTCGTTCGGTCCAAGTATGTCGAGTTGCTTGAATAATACACTCATTTCTTAGACCTCACAGAGACACGTTAAGTCGCTGAGTTGTGATCGACTTCTCTATCTGTAAGACCTGCTCTCCTACGAGCGAACTACCATCTGCAACAAGGGTAGCTGTAAACAAAGCATATAAGACTAACCCTGATGTACCTTCGGGTATCTCATACCTAGCAACAAACCGATAAGCATGGTCTGTGGGTGACATAGGTGCTGTAGCTTGCAACTCTGTACGCACCCCTCCCTCGTACATAAAGATGCTATATTCAACGTCTTGGACTGTTAGAGGTCTACCTATTTCATCGACCCAAGTAATCTGTAAAGGGTGAGATTCACCTTCTCTTGCCCTAGTCGTATATATAATCATTCTGAACCCCCCTTTTTTAAAACGTGTCCAAACACACAGGAGATAAAATGACTACAAGTGCAAAGTCAGAAATAATTTCTAATCAGATACTTCAAGCAAGAGAGTATGGCATCAATCTTCAGCTCGATTCCAAGACCCTCGTGGGTCTTGAATACCAACTCGTTCTTAAAGAACATCAATTCCCCGATGACGTTTACATTTACTGCAACTTCAAAGAGGGGTACTCAATCAAAGTCCCTGCCTTTGAGGTTGAGACAAAAGACTTTGATGAGATCATTTCTACTCTACGAGAAATGTATCAAGACTTAATTTAGAACTTGAACTTCCCTTCGTTTAAGTCGTGGTAATCTTCTGCTGACTCAAGAGCGTCAGAGTCATATCCACGACCATACGAGAAATAACGGTGTAGGTCTTGAAGAATAGCGTGGGCGTGTGAGATTTTATCTTCGACCCAATCATCTAGTTCTTTGAGGTTTTCTTCGTGACCAATCATATTATCAATCGAGTCTAGGAACGTATACATTTCGTGAACATTCTGAAGGCTCATATATGACCCATGATGATGATCGGCTCGCTTAGAAAGGTGTCGTGAAGCTACTTTTGAAGCAAGTCGAGGCTTGTTATTACCACTTAGAACAACGACCTGAGTAGCAGGAGCAGTCACTTTTCGTGAGCCTTTGTAATAGCTAACCATCTTCTGACGACTATAAGGGTCATAAGAAATATCGGAAATGACAATCTCGTTACCTGCGTGTAAAGCCATGTCATCTCTACGACCTACCTTACCTCTAGCGTCTAAAAATTCGTCAACAGGGATTGCAGTTTTGATTGTCATTAGAAGTCTCCCCAACCAAGACCTAGATCATCAATGATTTCGTAGCGAGCTTTCTTAGAGACAGAATCCACTACTTCTTCTTTCTTACCTTGAAGCTTATCTACTCTGCTCTCAAGTTCTTTGATCTTATCTTCTGTCTCATGCTGTTCTTCGTCAAGCTCTTGGAAATCTTCAGAATTCATAGCTTTAGCACGATTCTTAACAACATCTTTGTTGATTTCTGTTTGCTTGTCGAATTCTTCCCCTGCTTCAGGGTTTTCTTTCTTCCATTGCTCAAACTCTTTCTTGCCTTTCGGTCCAGCATGGAAGCGAGCTGATTTGTGCATCTCCATTTCAGCATCAAAATCTGAAACAAATCTGCCTGAGAACTCCTCCTCATCTACAAGGTCGTCTACAATGTCATCTACTTCTTCAAGGTCTTCTTGAAGATCATCTACAATCTCGTCTACCTCTGTAAGATCAGAAGCGAACCTTGAAGCTTTCTTGTAGTATTCAGTCTCAGAAATGAAGCCGTCATCGTCAGCATCAATCTCATCAAATCCCTCAGACCATTCGTCACGAGAAATAACACCGTCACCATCTTCGTCAATAAGGTCGAAGTTAGGGTTATCCCACTCCTCTCCCTGTAGGAAACCTGAGTTGTCAGAATCAAGTCCGTCAAAACCCTCTTCCCATTCTTCAGGAGAAATACGACCATCACCATCTTCGTCCATGTCTAAGAATGACGTAGCGTGTTTCTCACCGTAGTCATAGTTAGAGCGAAGTGGTTGTGAAAGTGAAGAGGCTCGCTTAGAAATGAAGTCCGAAGCGATCTTGTCAAAGATGTCCCCGTTGTTTGAGGGAGTAGATGCCTTCTCTGAAATGAAGTCAGAGGCGATTTTATCAAAGATGTCTGCCATGATTGATGTCCTTTAAGATTCTGAAAGAGTACAAAGCCTCTGTGTTATAAAGTAGCTACAACTACTTAGGGATTACTACTGCAAACCGACCACCCCATTGAGAAGCCACAGGTACATCAGGGTCTCCGGGAAATGCTGTTAGAACTGAATAAGACCTACCATCTCGAACTTCTTCAAGAATTGCAGGAATACGCTTAGCGTCAGCAGGTAAAAATTGAGGATTACTTGGTCTTACGATCAAAGTAACTACGTCAGTCTGAAATGCTCTTAGAGGTGCTGACGTTTCAACAGCAGGGACAATCACTTTCTTGCCTCGTTCCTCTTTAACTGCCTCAGTCTGAACTGCGTCAGGTAGAGCAAGTGCTTCCTCTATAGGCATAACTAAGTCATAACCCACGCCACTAGCCTTCATAGTGTATAACCCACCATTTCCTTTGATCGGAGCTTTCTGCACAAGATTAATCAAAGTACGCTCATTCATACCCCTAGAGAATACTGACCCCGTACCGATTTCATTGTGCATCATAATGTGATCTAAAGCCCACTTAGAAATAAGAACATGACCTCCCCTAATAGGTACTTTAATCGTACCTCCCTGTAAGGTTCTTGGCTTGTCCCTTGCACCTGCCGACTTTTCCCAACCATATTTCCCTGCTAGGATATAATCCATTTCTTTATCTGAAAGATACATATCTTTCCGAGAGTCGTAATAAGTGCCCCCATTTTCTCTTGGGTCATAATAAAGCACTTGCCCATTCTTAAAGCGAATAGGACCTTCCATACCTCTAATCGGTCCAAACTCATGCCCATGCAAGTCCTTAATGTACTTAGAAGCAACACGCTCGACCATACTAGCAGTCTTAGTGCTCGCCATGATCTGCCTGCCGTCTTCAGTTATTTCCCTGTCGATCATTAAAGCAGGTCTACGCACCAAGTAGTTAGGCCATTTCTCAAACCACTTAGAATAAAACTCGTCTTCTTCTACTTCACGAGTCGTTTTGTCGGGATTGGGGATATTAGGGTCTGCCACATGAACGATATAGCTACCCTTTTCTCCTGTCACATCAAAGATAAGACTAGCGTGACTCCAATCCCTGCCTTCAGGATTCCATGCGATCAAGACAGGCTTACCTTGATCTGTCCATTCCTTTACTTGAGTGAGGGTGGCAGGGGTAGTAAGGGTTGCTCGACAACCGAAATACTGAGCACAGGCTAAGACTTCTTCCCACCTAGCACCTTGCATCGGCTTTGCACCGATTACTTTATTCACATCATCTTCGTTACACTTAACCCCAAGAGCATTAAGTGCCATACAAGTTGAAGCGGCAACGCAAGAATACTGCGATCTCTGTCTCATAGGATTTACATTAGCTTTAGCTAGTCTTCTCATAATCATTTCTCCTGTTTTATTAACTCATACCCAAGATAGATAATCTACAAATCTGATATATAGGTTCTACAGGAGGAAATATGAACGAACAAAAGACAGCTTGTGAAGCCATACTAAAAGAACTCAAGTCTGACCTCGCAAAAAAGGGGTCGAAGCGTAAGAAAATCGACCATTGGAAGCCCTTTGCTTGCCAAGCTATCGGCATCTCTAAGATGGGGTCTTCTCGGTGGATAATGATCGTCAACTACGGTGTCCAAAAGGGCTACTTCAAGATCGAAGAGTATAAAGGTAAGGAGATACTCGTACCCTCTGACACCCCTACTCAGACTGATATTCTGAGTATCGGAAATGAAACACCCTCAAACCCCTCTCCAAGTATAGAGTCAGGCTTCACCCCCCCTGAAGAAAAAACACCCTCAAAACCCAAGAAAGAGAAGAGGGACAGACGAGGATATACCCCCTCAGAGTATGTCTCAGGAAATATCCCTAAAACGACCACGACTCGACCTAAACGCATTTCTGATCTCGCTACGAACGGTGACGCAGATATACCCAAGCTCGGTGATATAATATGGGTACACACAGCAGGGGTTTCATGGAAAGGTGAAGTGACTGACATAAGCGTAGGAGTGATCGTCACTCCTGTTGATAAGAAAGACGGACATTGGACGTTCAAGAACGCTGACCAACTCTTTGATAGCAAGAAAGAAGCTGACCAAAAAGGTGACGCTAAGAGTGGTATTAATTGGTCTACTGAAACCCTCGACCAAAAGACCTTTGCTGAGTTTCGAGACTTCCAAGAACATCGAGAAGCATTTCTTAAATGGCTCTCTACTCAAGAAGAAGTTGACCTCTCAGACCTCTAAACAGTCGCAAGGTTAATCGTTCTAGGTATCAAACCCAAAACAGCATAAGGCTTACCAATCAAAGGGTGTAGGTCAGAACCACATAACACATTCCCACCCACAGGTGAACCTGCCTTCCCCGTTAAGAGTATTGAAGCCCCCGTTATATTCACAGGTCCTGCACTCGTCACATCAACTCCAAGTGAAGAAGAAATAGACACCTTACCCACAACTGAGGAAATGTCTACGTTCCCTAATGTTGCTTTAACATTAATACTATCAGGATTAAGAGCTATCTCGTTCAAAGCTGACTTGGAAACAACCGAACCCAAGTAGGAAGTATGGTTGATGTTCCCTAAAGAAACAGTCGTATTTCTGTCACCTGCAAGCACCGTTGTCTTGTTCACATCTCCGAAATAAACCTTTTCATTCTTAACTGCTCCACCAACGCTACCCGTAGCAGGCGAACAAGTAATCTGCTCATCAATGCCCTGTGGATTTAACGGATTAACATCACCCGGACCCGACACCACAGTTTGCTTTGAACCTGTCGCTATTTCCTTAATGTTAGTCGTGTCCATCGTCACAGACTTACCACTACTCATGTTCATTGTCTCTTGTGCTCCATAGCGTATAGAACGAACATTCGTAAAGTCCAAAACAGGAGCTGTCATCTTGATAACGCTACCACTCTGAAGTGCAATACCCTTAACACCTGCGAGATTGACGCTGATCGGTTCTTCCTCGACAAACTGACCCGTAGCCCCATTGTTTGGGACTACATTCCCCCCACCAAAGATATGGACTGCATTCTTACGAGAAGTAATCTCTATTCCAAAAGCATTAGCTCCCTTTCGACTACCCTCAATCAACACAGCAGATGAGTTAAGTCTAAATGAACCCCCTGTGCTAACACTCGCACCACCCTCCACTCGTGCTTGAAATGCGTTCTGACTACGCTCTGAAATCTGTGCCTTCAAGCTCCCATTCTTAGTGAAAGAAATGAAAGAGTCCTCAAGCCTAGTATCAAGAGGGTTGATCTTCAGGAGAGTAGCCGCTTGATCCCCAATCGAACCTGTGATTGAAGCCTGCAACTTACCTACCCCACCTCTAAAAGAAACTCCTAGAGGCACACCATAAGTCTGACGCTCTGTACCAAAGGGGTCATTTCCTACTACGCTACCCATGACAAACTCAACTAATGGAGCTTCTCCACTCAGTCGATTAGAATCAAACCCGTCTGTCTGCTCTGTCACAGGAAGCGAACCATCTGTCGTATGACTCACCTCAATACGATACTCAGACAACGCTCCTCCACTTAAAGAAACATCATCACCTTTACTGTCTAGTCTGAGGATTGACTTACCTCCGTATAACGCTTCTCCCGAACGAGAAGATACGAAGTGATCTTCATTGATTAGACCTGCTTCTAAAAAGAAAACATAAGGGTCAAGCCAAGGATTGATAATGCCCTCGTCTTTACTAAACTCTGTCTTGCCATCACTATCTCTCAGAAATAGCTTATGTGGAGTCAGCTTATTATAAGGGTATTCGCTATCAGGGAATTCGGCTTCTGAAAGAGGAAGACCCTCTGAAGTAACCTGCATTTCCCCATCCCAAGTCTTACCATCAGAAATCATTTCCTTTGGGATATGCTGTGCATCTCTCTGCACCATGCCTGCATACACCCTAGCACCCGACATCGTATGGAACTGCTGTAAAGACCTCATCACAATCGCTTGATCTTGATCTCGAAGTCTTATTTCATTCGCTCGCCTATTGGTGAGAAGTACACTCTCATCTAGCACGAGATCAGAACCCTGTGAAGAACTCGCAAGGATATTTCCTTGTTCGAGATGCCTCATCTTAAAACGTAATCTCTGACCCACTTGGGAAATAGACTGCCTCTGCTTGGGAGTCTCTAGTACGTTTTCTTCGGTTGTGTAGTCTTGAACAGGAAGCCAATCATGCCCGAAATAAGGAGTCCTCGTCATCCAAGTCAGAATCACAGGTTGCTTTCGGTCAGCACTCTGATTCGAGTTCGCATACCAACCTACAATACAGAAGTCACCCTTTTGAGGAATACCCCCTAAGAAATGACGAGCACCCGAACAAGCGGCTGTAATCTCTACCCCTGTCCACTTGGGTCTGTTTTTCTCTCCTACTACCACCTCAATATTGCACCTCATTTCCTCATGGTACACATCAAGGATTTTAGCGACCCCTAGTGAAAGAGCAGACCACCCTAAACTCGGATTACTCTGAGCAAGTTGCCCCGAACTCATTTCTAAGTTGGCTTTGGGTAAATCAACCCCCATTAAAGCCTTATCTAGTGCTCGTTTTAACTCACTCATTCCTCACCTCCCTGTACTTTCTTGAGTCCCTGTAGTTGCTGTTGTCGTTCTTCCCAAGTCTTCTTCTTCTCGTCTATTTCTTTCACATAATGCTCTACAATCTTACTGTCGCCAATATCATCTCTTGGAGTTGATACTGCTAAGATGTTACCTGTATCTGCAAGGAACATCTCAACATCACTTGTATCGCCCCTACAATCGCAAGCCGCATCATTTCTCGTTAAAGGTCTTAAATCTGTAAGTCTCGTAGGCACATTTGTCACAACTTGTTCTTTACTGCCTTGTGATATGATTGCATTTCCGATTCCTTTAAGTATTGCTTGCTGTTTACCTTCTCCTTGTTCTGTTATGGTTAATCCTAAGCGAGTTGCTAATTTTTCAAAGTTTTCAGAGCCTATTCGACCCCTCACTGCCTTTGCCACGCTCTCACCGAGTTGTTCTGCTGTCTTACCACTAAACTGACTCTTTCTACCCTTATAAAAAACATCAATCGCATCATCTAACTCTGCTTGGCTCAAAGCTCTTGAAGTATCTGCTTTTAAGAGCTGATCGAAGCCTGATTGTGGGATTATGTCTAGCCCTCTCCCATATTGGTAACTACCAAACACCTCATAGCCACCCTCGTCAGAAACAGGGATTATGGGACTTCTAAAGTCTGTCACTCTGACTGTTCCAGCAGGTGACTTTTTCCAAGTCACTTTCTTCCCTAAGTTCAACTTAACACCAAAAGTCCTATAATAGTCTTTAACTATTTCTAAGACTTTCTTAGGGTCAACATCTTCTGCTTTGGCAAGCTCAGGGTAGTTGCTCTTAAAAGAATTTCCAATTTTTGTTGCTGTCCCCGCGGATATCGTAGCTAAGAGATTGTCAGTAAGTACAGGGTCGCCACTTTGTTCGGGGCTTAGTTCTCCATCAATGCCTGTTAGTCCCGTAGAACCTTTCGCTCGACTAAACAGCTTCTTTTTTAAGTCACTCGCTTTTAAATTCTTACCATTACCTAGACGCTGTATCAAAGATACGGAAGTTCCTATAACACTACCGTAAATCACGTTTCCTTTCGTGCCTTTTTGAGCACTAACAGGAGCATAGGAAGCTGACTTTTCCTCAAAATGTGTGTGATGCTGAAAGGACAAGAAAAAGATATTCTTAGTAGGGATAACATCGTTACCTTTAGTGTAACGAGTCTTGGTGTAAAAACCTCGTTTAACAGACCCATTCTCAACTATTTCCACTTCATCAAAAAGAGGATTACCTCCTGTGGGTTCTTTGAGTTGAACATCAGTCACACCATCAACTCTTGAAGCTTCTAGTGTCTCAGTCGCATCTGTATCCCCATTATATCTTTCACCTGCTTGGTGTTCTTCATCAGGGTGACTCGAAGAATAGTATCTATAATAACCTGGCAAGTTCGGACTAAAGCTCGCTTTCTTGTCAGAAAGAACATTCAGAATAGCTGCCGTATTTCCTGGCTTTAAAGCATTTCCTGCTGTCCCTCTTTTCTTCTCTACTGCTTCGATTAAGTCAATCACAGTAGCCTCGTCATCCCCTCTAAGTTTTGCTTTCGCTTCGGCATAGGCTTGGTCTATTTGGGCTTGTTTAGCGTCAGCATTTTGATCGCCTCTCTTTCTTAAACGAGCAACTTCCCTACGCCCTTTTTCATATTCTTGAGTCGCTTGTAAAAGACTTGTTTCACCTCTCAAAGAGGTGACTGTATAGTATTTCGGGCGAGCTTTTTTTACAGGGGTCTTCGCAGGCTTACTTGCGTCACCACTCTTTTCTTGAGTTTTCTCAGCAGGTTTCTCAGCAGGTTTAGGACCTGTCTTTGAAGGGTCTGTTTTAGACTTACTGTCAGCCTTACCACCACTAGCAGGAGCTTTTGTTTTTTTTGTCGCTTTGCTCTTAGTTTTTATAGGGTATCTTTTAGACTCTAAAGAAAGCTCTTTATCTCCCGACTCAGTTGTTAAGACCCAAGGTCCTTTCAAAAACTCAGGGGCTGTTAAAGCCACAGGGTCATCTGTCTTTGCTTTAAGTTTTAGTATGCCAAGACTATACGCATATTGAATGATGAGGTTGCGATACTTCTTTCGCTCTTTCGAGTTCAAGCTCGTAGACGCACCTTTGACCATATCAAAAGCATAAGGGAAATGGGCAGGGTTAGGTTTGGTTGGGTCTAGTGCCATCACTACATTAGGAAACCCTAAATTCTTGTAAACCCCTAATTTTTTATCCTTGTAAACTAAATACTTCGGGGGAAATGAAGGGTCGTCTAATCTGACACCTTTAATACCCCCAACATTCGGGTCGCCAGGGGGTATAAATTTCTTTCTTCGAGCTGTCAGAGTTAAACCCGTTGTGCAGTCAGAACCGAAAGAGAAACTATGGGAAATACCACTCACATAATAGAAGCAATCTATATGCTCAATGTAGATAGGGTAGCCTGGTTTTAGTTCGGGTCGCATAGGAATACTTAAAGTACACCCGTTCATGTTTAAGTTTTTTTTCTCAAGCTCCACAACAGCGGCAAAGAACGCTGATCGCTTGTTGTTAAAGAAAGTAGTGTCAAACTCTAAAGGCTTCCAACCATACTTCGCCACTAGTCTATAATCGACATAAGTACCCTTAACACCCCAAGTACCTTCCATAGACATTCCACCTAGATTTCGGAACATACTCCCTTTGCATACAGCATAAGTATATTCAGGCTCTTGGTTCTCAAAGGAAATGTCTAATACGTCTTCTCTCTTAATTGTATAAACCCGACTCGATCTTGTGTCGAGGTTATACATAGGGGGTTTGAACACCAAGTCACCATCTACATCTTGATAAAACTCATACCCGACTTTCTCAGCCACAGTATCAGCAATGCCTTGCTTGGATTCATAGCTAGTCTGAAATAGCTCTACATTTCCTAACGAGCCAATATCAGTAATAAACGCTTTGAGTTCGGTAGCTAAAAGTCCAACACCACCTCTGTTCGTGTCATCTGTTTCTACTTGGAACTGAAGATCGAGGACATTCATCATCTTCCTATTTGCATCTGGGACAGCTAACCCTAAAACCCTCGCAAGACTTAATAAAGAACCCTTTGTCACTTTGGCGTTTTGAGTCACATTATGCTGACCTTTAATCAGCTTCCTTACTTCCCCACCTTTTCTCTTTTTGGCTCTCGTATCTCCAAGAAATGCTGTCTGTAAGCTAGAAAACATAGCACCCGAAGCACCATACATTCTTAGCCCATACATACCTGCCGCAAATCGGTTTTCCCAATACCTCAGAGTTTGTGAGAACATACTGCCACCTGCAGCACTCTTGGCTTTCTGATTTCCTGATGAGCTAAACACCCACTCAAGCCCGTCCATTGAACCACCCGAATCTCGAAATAGATCAAAGATAATCTGATGAGGAGTCATGTCTGTATAAACGTGACCATCTAACCTCAATGAACCTCTTGATTCGGCAGGTCCTGCCGCTAAATAAGCCGCATTCGTATTTACTTTTTGGTTTTGCCAGAAATGGAGAAGCGAGTTACAGCTCAGACTTGCACTATAAAAACCACCACTAAAGTTATAACTCACAGACACGACTACCCCATGAAATACGGGATAGTAAGGTCGCATCTTTACCTTGCTTAAATCGGCTGTCTCATCATTTCCTATGTCCACAGAATTTTCTTCGCTCAACCCCTCTATTTCAAAGAACCCTCGATAGTAAACATTCACCTCTACCCCTGTTGAGAATATGAACTCACCGTCTTTGAAAATAGAGTCTCCATAATGACCTGGGATTGACATTTCTATGGAAGCTGTCATGTCTCCCGATGTCGTTCCTGCATTTGTCCCCACAGATGTGATGAACGCTTGGAAATCAATCTTATTTTTGCACTCATTACACCCTGCAATCCTCGTATCACCATTCAACAAAACGATAGCATCAGGTGTCCATGAGACAACTTTCCTATGCTTGTTCAGAATGTCCTGTGACCAATTTCCTGCAAAGGGTCTATTCTCTAAGATGTTACTCATTTCATCATTCCCCTGCGTTTAAGTTTCTTAATCTCTTTACTGCCCTACTCGTCATAGATTCGTTGAAGTAGTGCTTATAGACTACAAAGGAAAGGTCAAAAGAAATACCTCCATTTTGACGACCTTCCTCGTAAGTGTAGCTCATACTCTCGATACGACCTTCCCAAGTCTGACCATCATAATGGATAGCCTGCGTACCTATTGCTGAGTATGCCCTCGACTGCCCTATTCGGTCTGCAATCGCTACGCTATTTCGGTACACAGAGAAGATCGACATCAAGTGCCTGTACCCTGCACTATCCTTCCTCGCTAAGTGAGTCAGACCATTAGGGGCTTTTATTTCTGAGGGCTTCGTACCCTGTGCAAGTTGGGTTTTTATTTCTTCACCATTGAGTCGCTCTGCTACGAAAGCACCAATAGAGGTACTGATAGAAATAGTAGGTAGTTCCTCGCCCCATCTCTGAAATACAAACCCATATCTTGTCTGCTCTTGGAACGCTTGAATCGCATTGTAAGAGACATCAAAACTAGAGGGGTTAATAAGAAATACAATCGGGGGTAAGGTAGCTAAGGCTCTGTGTTGAACCACATAGTCTATAATAGCGTCTCGGTCATTAAAACTAGCACTCACCTCAATCGTATCTGAGAGCTGAGAAGTAGCTGTTTTACTTGTTGGTCTGACGGGTGGACCTGCGAGAGAGGAAAGCTTTGGAGCGAAAGAATTCTGAGGTGATTGGCTGTACCTCTTGTTGTAGCCTTTTAAACTTGTATTTAAGGGGCTACGAAATGGTTTCTGAGTTGGGTCGGTAACTCTCGCAGGATTCTCATTAATCCAAGGCTCGTCAGGGTGTGGAGGGATTACCTCAAGAATAAAAGGTGAAAACCTACGGAGGTTCTGATGAGATAAGTCCACAGGGGCGGCGTTCACATCATCTTCAGGAAATAAGACTACATCATCACCCATAGGGAGATAAATATAAGGGTCTGTTGCTGTTGTTCCTCTCATCTGAACCAACCCCCTTGTGTTCTAACCCCATGTACTTCTCGTTCGACTTGAAATACCATGCTCAGATTGAATGTGAAGGGAGACTCGGCTGTCTCGGAAACAGTAAACGACTGAAACCACCCGTACCATTCACCTCCATCAAAGACCATCTTAATTCTACCCTGTAAGGTCACATATCCTCTTGAGTCATAGATACTGCCATTGTTGTGAAATAGAGCTAAGAGGTCGAGATACTTATCGTAGGCAATCGTCTCTCGTCTATTTCCCCCTAAGTCTTCGCCATAGGTAGTATTAGGGTTTATGTTCTTACCAAAGGTTGATTGTCTTGAGGTGACAGCCCCTGTTGTATTAGACAGACCACTTGTAAGTCTGATGAAGCCACCTGAACTCATATCAAGGGAAATGGTGTAAGGTTCATCACCCCAATAAGTCTCTATCCACCCACCAATCGTAGGTGATCTGCTTACTTTTTTTTGGTAGCTAAACGCAAGGCTTTTAGGGTTCGTATGACAGACGAGCCTTATGTTATCTAAGAGTGAGGTTCTGCCGTCAGGGTGGATAATGTCGAAATAGACGGGTCGTCTGTTGAGAGCTGAGGGGAGAGCTTGTAGCTCATCAGGTTTGTATTGAGTAAAACGATTCTGTAGAGCCATTTCTTATCTCCTTTAAGCGTGTCCTGCTGTACGGAAACCATTAGCAATCGCCGCAGATTGAGATTCAGCAGGTCCTTTCGGAACGATAATATTATAAACATTTCCTCCCATACCCCCACCACCTCGACCACCACCCTTACTTGGGTCTAAGAAGAATATCTCATCATTGGGGCTTCCAATCATACGAGAATTTGAACCCTCTCTGATAGCCATAGGTCTTCCTGAATTAGAAAATCTCCCATCATCAACATAAACATCATTAAAATTATCTATCTTTCTTTTTAATCTCTCCTTTTCAAAAGGGTCTGTTTCTCTCTCAAACCGTGACTTTAATGCGTCCCTAATTTGTTTTCTTCCCTCTTTTGATTCTACCAAGCCAGCGTCTAACCCTAGTGACGAAACCATTGCTTGTTGTTGCATTTCATTATACTTCTTATAACCTTTAGTAACACTCTCTGCTTGTGTATCAATCATCTTCTTAGAAGTTTCCCATTTTTCTTTTGCTTTCCGTTCATCTTCATAAATCTTTTCTAAGTCTTCTTTGTTTGGGGTTTCCGAAATAAGTTCATCTAATCGTGCTCGATGTTCAGCTTCTGCTTCCTTATCTCCCTCCCTCACAGCTTGGGCAATAAGAGTCGCTTCGCCTTTCTTTCTTGTTTCTAAATCCCTTTGTTGCTCAGCGAGAAAATGAGATATTTCATAGTCAGACTTAGCGGCTTGGTGTTCTTTAGATGCTCGTGCTGCTTTCTCATGCCTAGCAACATCTTGACCAAGAATAGAAACAGGGCCATTGTTTGTATCAAAAGCATCTCCAAATCCCTCTATTGCTTTTTGTGCGTAAGCTTCCTCTGATGACTTGTGTCTCGCTGATTGAGTTGTAATAACTTTACCTGTTCTAGTTCTTATAACTCTTACACTTCTCTGTTCCCCTCCTTCCTCATAACTTTTGTCCCCTGATGGTCTGTGTATTGATTCTAGGGTTTTTAGCCCCATTCTTTGTTCTAACGCTCTAAATCTATCGTGTTCTTCTTTAGTTTTAAATTGTCTATTAGTTAAGTGTCCCAAATCAAAACCCTCTGACGCAAGTTGGGCTTTTAGGACTTCTGTAGCACTTAAATTACGCTCTAGTTCTCTTTGCCCCTCTTTACTCTGAGCCATCTGAGCTATTGCTTTGCTTCTTCCTGTAGGGTCTGTACCATGAAGTTTAGCCCCTGAAGCTAATATCCGAGCTTGATTTCTATCCAATTTCAAGTCTAGCTCTTTCTTTCTTATTTCTCTTTCAGCTCTTTCCCTTCTCTCTTTTTCTTCTTTCACAGCTTGTGCTTTTTTACGAGGGTCTTTAATCTCACTTATTTCTTTCGCTTTTTCAGAAGCTAGTCTTCTCTCTTTTGTTTTTTCTTCTGTTAAGTCCTCAGCTTTTGACCTCATACCAGCTCTTAATCTTTCGGCTTCCTCCATTCTCTTTACTCTATCGGGGTCTTTCATTTTTTGTATAGCCCAATCTGCTACTGCGGATAAGTAATCTCCGTTCTGCTGAAGAATCCCACCTAAGTAATTATTAATCATATCAGCCGAGGTCATAGTAGCGTCTACTACCTCTTGAAGAAGTGAAAGCTGATCTATTGACTTGCCCCCCAGATTGTCTATTTCTGCACTACGGGCTTCTATAACCCCTTGCACGTCTTCTACTATGTTCCCGTTTCGATCAACTATTTTAGTAACCCCATCAATAGTCTTAGCAAAGAAATCATCGCCAAAACCATTCTCTTTTAAGACTGCATTCATAGCTTCAGGAGTTAGCCTGTTGCCCTCTGAATCTTGCATTTCCGTTATTTCTGTTAGTCGAGCGAAGTCGGCTCTGTTCGCCATGTCAAGTCTTCTCAACTGTTCAAGCTCGTCCAAACTCTTACCTGTCATCTGCACTAGCTTTTCCATACCTATCGCTGTGATTCCTTGAAATCCCTTATCCCCCTGTATGTTGTAAAGCTGTTTCATCTGTGCTGACAAAGTACCTGTTAAGTCTAACTCACCAAGAGCCATCGCTTGGTCACTAAGACCACCGGCTCCACCACGAGCAAGTCTGACAGCCCTCATCAATTCCTCGCCCCTCGCACGACCACCCTCACCACCTCTACGCCTTAACTCACTCATAGCTTTTTCTAACTGAGCGTCAGATACTTTTGATAAGTCTGAAGTATCAACCCCAACCTCTCTCAAGATACCTGCTTGCTGAGTCGAAAGATTTTTCTGTAGCTCATTAATAGTACGAGAAGCTGTTCTTTGCATGATTTTTTTAGAACCACCCATCAGAATGAGTCGCTTGAATCTCTCTTGAATACCTTCTCCTTTAAAGCCCCCCATAAGTCCTTGTGTAAACGCCTGAGCTGCTCTAGGTCCTAAGACTTTAGACATAGATAAAAACATTCTCGATGTTTCTCCAATACGAATGTTCATGTCTCCTATTCCGTCAGAAAGACTTTGAATGACTTGGAAGAAGCGATTAGTAGAAAAGCCTGACTGCATAGCAACATCTCTAATCCGAGCAAAAGAGTCTCCCATCTTATCTAAGAGTTGCCCGTCTTTAGTTGCCATCCCTAGCTCTTCTTTAAACTGTTGGGTGAAGCTCGCTACTGTTCCAAAATCAACGCCCAAAGAAACAGCCCCTGCTTTAAGAACTGTGACTGTTTCTTTGATTGCCTCAAAGTCACCATCCATAGTGCGAGCATTAATCCCCATTTCATTTAAGGAAGTAACAAGACCCCTAGCACCTTCGAGTGTCTCCCCGATACTATTTGCCCAACTTGAGTCTGAAAGGGCTTTTCTCATTTCGTTAACACTTTTGTTAGCACTATCTGAACCACTTGCCATAAGGTCTGTAGCACCATAAGCGTCTACTAACTCTTTATTAACACCCTTAACCGCTTCTTCTACGGCTTGAATGCCTTTAACGACTGCAAAGACACCTGCAACTAAACCACCTGCCATACCTAAGAGTTTTCCAAAACCCCCTAAAAACCCCCCTAACTTACCACCAAACAGAGAAAGTGCCTTATTGAACAAACTAACACTTTCACCTGCCTCAGCTTTTCTCCTATTTCCCTCTCTAGCGGCTTTACCTGCTGAATTTAAATCTCTTAAAAAGTTACCCCCACCCTTTACTAGGGAATCTAACCTTGACTGAACATTATCCATACTACCTGAGAATAAATCTGCAATAGTGCTTCCTAGCTCTCCTGATTTTTTCTCAACGTAATCCATAGTTTTATCTATGTCTTTGATTTCTGCCCCTGTGGAATGGAAAAGACCTACTGTCGGGTCAAAGATCGTACCTGAAGCCCTGCTGTTCAGATTATCCATTTCCTTACTTAGTTTTCTCAAACGATCTTTGGTTCTTTGAACATTATAAGATTCTTGGGCTTCTATCATTTTAAGTTGTTCAAGCTGTTTTTCATATTCTTTATTAGCTCTGGCTAACTCTACTACTTTCTCAGTCGCTGTAAGTTTATCATCTTTTTCAATCTTCAGACGATCTTCTAAAGCCTTTTGTAATCTCTTTTGCTGAGCGAGAATCTTATCGTTTATTTGTTGGAGTGCTACAGCCTCTGAAGTGAGGTTTCTCTTACCTGCTTCAGCTAACTGAGTACTAATGTCTTTCGTAGTCGCTCTTAATTGTTTAAAGACCTCTAAGTCTCTTTTTGTCTCTGCCGTAAGCCTACCTGCCGCCATAGCCGCTTTAGTGAGGTTGTCCATTAAAGCTTCTGAGTTATTAGACAGCTCCATAGCCTCAGCATAAACTTGATTAAAACCTTTTGTTGAAGCCATAACTTATTTCTCCTCTAAAGTAGGAACACGATTAGCGATCTCGCTCATTAAAGAAGGCTTATTAGGCGTATTAGAAATGAGCTTACCATCTTCTCCAATCTGAAGGTTTCCACTTGTCTCTTTAGCCATAATATACCTCTCTTTAACGTGCTCGAACTTCTCCTGATGCTCGTTTGATTGCTTGTATTTCTTAACACTTGTCATGCGTCTAACTTCTTCGTCAGAGATCGCTGTAACAGGTGCGTTAATAGAAGAAATATTTTTGAGCGAATTCAAATCCTCGACCATTCGCCTATTTCTTTCACGAGCTTGCTCGGCTCGCTCTTTCTCAAGCTCAATCTTACGATACATCGACTGCTTGTACTCACGCACGATTCTATCGTGTTCGTCTTCTTCTCCTGCTACCCATTTCCTCATCTGCTCTCTAAGGTCATCAAAGTTATTTCTACGGGCTTGGCTTCGTCTCTGCTCTACTGTTCCGACAATCCCTCTATGAGCGTCTTTCATAAGGGCTTCACGATACTGCTTTTCTTCAGCATCATTTGATTCCCAACCCGACCTTATTTCCTTTGCCCCTTTAGAATTGAAAGCACTCGTTATCAATAACGCTTGCTCCCACTCCGTCTTGGTAGCGATCTTCTCATCTTCTAGCTGATTCCAACTAGCCCAATAAATCTGAAAGTCATTGAGCCTCATAGGAAGAGGCTCACCCACAGAAGACATAGCTCGCCAATTTCTCCATATATTCCTAGACTCTAACTCATAGCTAAAAGGCTCTAAGTAGTCTTGAGCTTTCTTCACTTCTTCTAGTAAAGAAACTGTCGCTATGGCTAGATTACGAACGAGATGACGAGAGCATTGACTCGACATAAAGTCTGAAAGCCAATACAACCCATCATCTCCTTTAAGGACTCTGCCATTAATCGAATGAATACAGCGTGAGATAAGCCCTACTTCTCGTTTCCAAGAATGCGTAGGCGAATACTCGTATATCCAATTCAAGTCAGAATCGTTAGGATTCCGTATCTTTAGATACAGGTCGTGATCCTCAGAAATAAAAGCCTTGTAAATACTACCCTCTAATATGAGAGATCGTATTCCTGCATAGTAGTCCTTTTTCATTTCTCATTGTTATCCATATCCTGAATAGCTTGAGAATAATCGGTGACTGCTTTAGGAGCATTGGCGATCACTTGATCGACTTCTTCCCCTGCTTCTACTTTTTCTATTTCTTCGATACGAGACTGAAGCTCTTTCTTCTTGTCTGCGAGGTTCTCATTCTGAGGGCGTAAGCTTTCGGCTTGCTTCTCAGCTTCTTCCGAAAGAACACCCAAGATATTGAACGCTTCGGTAATGACAGGACGAGAAAAGCTCTCTAAGATTTCCAAAAGAGCCTCTGTCTTTTTGACCTTAACAGGAGTCCCATTTCCAAGAGTCTCACCCGTCTCAATGTACTCAGAATCTAAAGAAGACTCCCCGATTTTGATAATCGCTCTAGCGAGTGTTTCTTTACGAAATACATCAAGGTATTCGACAGTAGATAAACCCGACCCATCTTCGTCATCACGAAGCTGTGAAATGGCTCGCTGTACCTCTGCTTCTTCTCTTGGAGAGAGAGTCTTCAGAGTGATCTTGACACCAAAGATGTCCACCTCTTTTTGGAGGTTGCCGATTTCCGAAAGGGGCGAGAAAGCCTCTTTGAGTTGAGATAAGTTCATAATGTAAATCCTGTCCGTTTATTTTTAAGAAAGGGGGGTACGGCTACCCCCCATTATACCAACTAAGGATTAGTTAACTCCGATAGCCTCAACATTATTAAAGCCACCACTACTTCCTGTAACACTCTCAGAAGCCCCTCTCGCAAAAGCCCCTGCGACATTGTTATGTCTGATGGTAGCGAACTGTTTGAGTGATGGGTCATTACCACTAGGCATGAACTCACCGTAAGTAGAGAACAGATCATGCACATCTTGAGCAGCGGCAGAAATACTCTGAGCCATAAGTGATGAGTCAGCACTTGGGTTAGCACCCGAAATAGCTGTCATCCAACAAGCCTCGAAATAAGTAATAATCGCTTTGTGCTTCTGACCGTCTGTACCATACGCTTCCTCAGCACCCGTCACTTTTTGACCTGAGAAATCGATTTCACGAATACCCTTTTGGTGTTCAGCAGTAGCCTGACCTGTCTCAATATCAGCAATCGTTGAGAATACCAACTGTTGCTCAATGTCAAAAGGCCATCTGTGGTGCTGTAGTGTACGGACAGGACCGTCAATACCACCTGCGAAACCAAACGCTTGGTGTCCGTTAGAGAGATACATAAGAGTACGCTCAATAGAAACGTCAACAGGGTCAGAAACACCCGGCACACGCTCAGCAATCTGATCGCCAAAACCGATACCACGAATGTCCTCAACACCTCTGTTAAAGTCGGCTGAGAATGAAGAACAAACACCCAACTGATAAAGAAGATTATTCGCTTCATTTCCTGGTTTGTAAACAGGAGATAAGATTCTTACCTTCTGTGAAATAGCCGCTCTTGTGTTAGGGCTTGAGTTGTAATCGTAAATGTGACTAGTACCTTGTACCCCACCTTGTGGGTTCGAGTCTGTGTTCGCCATGACTTATCTCCTAAGATTCAAATGTTATCCACTCAAAGAGTGTGGTCGATAAATGTTCTATTAACAGCGTACCTTAAACAGGAGAGTACACCATGAACAGAAAAGCACACATGATAAAGAGAGTAGCGAAGATCGCCTTTGATTCTTACACCACTAGAGTTGCTCTGAAAAAGTTAGGGTATTCCTTTGATCTAACGGATTCAGACGACAGGGAGTTTTTGGAGTTCAAGTTTAAGCAGTCTCTTGAATATAAAAAGTGGCTACAAGATCAGAGTAAGAGATGGAAAGCGTGGGATAAAGAAGAAGCTATCGAAAACATAGAGAAGCTTTCCGAGCTTTTAACTAAAGTAGGACAAAACCATAATGTATGGACAAAACAAACAGGACAGGGATTCTTAGCTCGCATTTATTTACCAGGCAGTCAAAAAGCATATCTTAATGATTCAGGTTTTCTCGTAGAGCCTTACGGCACGATTTACGCTTCTCAAACGAGAAAAATAAACAAAGCTACAGTTCCTTTCCATAGGTGGCTAGAAAGGGTTGTTGATGAAAGAGCTGAGAAGAGAGAAATGGAATACTTGAGAGTTCTTGAGGAATGGATAAGAAGTAATAACCATACAATCCTTGCAGGAGATATAAGTAACCTGAAACTAGCTTTCGATTCTTACACCAAAGCGTATGGGGGTTACTCAACCCATTCACTACCCACTAGAAATGCTGAGTCCTTTGCTGAACTCGTAGCTGAGGCAGAGAAAGAAATAGATCGACCAAAGTATGTCACCGAAAAGGCTGAATACTTCGAGAAAGAAAAGGGGTATGACCCCGATTACGCATTTCCTATGGCATGGTCTATCTATTGTAAGTACAAAAAGCCCAATAGCCCTAGATGCAAGAAAGACACTTCAGAGTATCTAAAGAATCAAGGCAAGAAACCAAAGAAATAATTTCGGACAATCTCGCCACATTTCTTTGCAATCTCAGCCCTAGACATTTCCACCCAATCGAGATGAACAACTTTAGTCTCAGCCCTCAATCTACTAGGGATAAGGTCGATCTCAGCAGAGAGTGCCTGTAAGTATTCTAAAGTCAACCCTGTCTCACACCCTCTATCTCGCCTCCGTACTCGCTCAAGAGCGACTTCGGGTTTAGCTTGAAGGATAATACAAAGATCAAGAGGGGGTAGTAATGGCTCTAGTGTATGGTAGTGAGATAGATAACAATCATACTCACTCTGAGTTAATGTGCCGTCTTTGTGAAGCATATTAGCAAAGCAGATGTCACCATATAAAGAGCGATCTAGCATGACATTTCCCTCTGCCGTATGGTCTTTATACCTACGATAGAGAAAGTAAGACTGAAGGGTATACGCCCACCTCTGTGGGTCTTGATAAAAGAGGTTGAGAAAGGGGTTATCATCAACGCTTTCAAACAGGGGTTTTATCCCTGTGATGTCAGCAAACTCAGCTACAAAAGTAGACTTCCCAACCCCTATCAAGCCCTCTACGGCAATCTTCATTCTTAGCTCCCTTCAAGTGTGGTTGAAAAGAGCTTACCGAAATGTCTACCCTTGAATGACTATATCTTCAAAGTTAGATTTAGTGACTCGACCAATCTTCACCGAGCCACCACCCTCAACTCGAAAGTCGCCTAGCTCAACTTTGGAAATGACAACCTCACTACCCTTTGGGACAACGATACGGAAGTCACCAATCGAGACACAAGTCTGAGTAGGTGCTTCTTCGGGTGTGTACGCTTCCTCAATCCCCTCTAAAACATCATCAACAAAGTTGTTATCCTCGTCAGAGTGATCTGCCATTACACTTTCAAAGAGGTCTTTTTGATTGGACTGAATACGCTTTTTGAGGTCTTCCACATAGCAATCAGAAATGCGAGAACCCCATACTCTTTTGGAGATGCCGTTGAGTGCCCCCATCGTAGAGATGTTAACTCCAATATCATCTAAAAGAGCATTCGCCCATCTATTCTTAGCCTCTTGGATTTTCTTTACCAAGTCTCTCTCAAGTCCTTTGCCCCTCGACTTCATAGCATTTTGAAGCTTGGAAATAGCTTCCTCATAGTCAAAGTCAGCGTTTAAGTAGATACCGAATTTCTCAGAGACTCGCTGTGGGTCAGCATGATTGCCGAGATACTTGTAAGGGTTCATCAGTAGCATTCTTATGAACTTCACTTCTTGACGTTTATCAAACAACTTCATGTAGGCATCGCCTTTCATTTCAAGTACAAAGGAGAGGGAGACTCCCTCGCCACATGATCTCTTATATAAGAAAGGAGCGAGTATGCTCGAAAATTTAGACGTGAATAAAACACTTCAGACTTTGATGGCTCTGTATGCCCTCAACATAGGGCATCAGTTCTATCAAGGCTACAAAATGTCTCAACTTGATGAAAGGGTTGCTCAACAACTAAAAGGGGTCTTTGACGAGAAAGCACAGGCTCTGCTCAAACCCCTAAATGACAGACTACAGTTAGCTGAGGCAGAGATTGCTTCGGAACAGAGACTCAGAGAAGAAGCTGATAAAACACTTCAGAGTTACTCACGGGAGACTCAAGAGGGATTCAAAGAGTTTATAGAAAAAACAGACGCTAGGATTTCGAGTATTACAACGAATGTAGGGTCTATATCTGCTAAAATTGAAGGGTTCAAAATTAAAAGACCTACAAAGAAGACAACACCCCCACCAAAAAAGAGTTGGAAAGGGGTTACTGCCAAAGACTTAAAAACTTGCCATGAACACTACGACCCTGCCAAGTGTGGTGCTTTTGAGATCGAGGTTGAACACCCTCAGAAGAATAGGCAGGGGGAGTCAATTATGAGCTTTATGATACCCAACATTTGGGAGGGGAGTTTTGGAGTAAGTTTAAATCTTGACTACCACATAGATGTGATTGGGTTTACAGAAGAAAATGGAATCGCTGAAAATAAGTCAGTCTTATTTCAAATCGGTTATTATAAGGGAGATACATTCTTCCCCCTAGAAGATTTCAACATTCAAAAGGGAGACAACAGTGGTTTAGACAAACATCTGTTTGAGCCTCGTCAACGAGTTGGTAGACCTGTAGGTTTGAGTATGTTTGATACCTCATTCTTAGCAGGGGTTGTCTTTTCCCCCATTTCTGTCTCAGGAAGCTCTCTCGACTTCCGAACAGGTCTGAGCTTAAACGTAGGTATGCTCAACTTCAAGAGAGGGGAAATAAGACTAGGGGCTAACGCTGTACTTTCTCCCGATGTGCTAGGTGGTGGAGTGTTTAGCTCTTACCACCTAAAGCTCTTTGGAAGAAGGCTTAACGTAGCCCCTACACTCGGAGTCTTGTATGACTCACAGTTCAGATCAGCCCTACAGATAGGACTCATTTCTGAAGTGTGGTGAATCTTAGCCGAAGATGGTGTACTTCTTGTAGAGGCGAAGAGTGCGAGCACGATCTTTAACTCTACGAACACCTGCCTGCATAGCAATCGTATCAAGACGCTCAGCAAGACCTTCGAGTTGCTCCATACGATCAGCACCATTAACCATGCCACGAACCTCAGAAATAGGCTCGCCACGCTTGAGGTAAGGACCTGTGAGGCTGAACTTGATTCCTCGACGAGTGAGCTTAACGGTCATGGTGTAATCACCACCGATGAAGGTGTCATTCTTAACACGCTTCCAAATCTCACCAAGATAGCCACCTTCCTCAGTAAGCATGAGGTTGATGTCGTCAAAAGTAGGAGTAAGCTCCATCTCCTCCATGCTGTCAGTAGCACTTCCGAAGTCTGAACCTGCTGAACCTTGGATACGAGTTACAATATCACCGAACTTGTAGGTGAAGAACTCGCCACCCTGTGGGTTCTCAATGGTGTAGCCCTTCTCGTCAAAAAAGACGTAGAAACCACGATCAAGAACGAGGACAGGATAGTCACCTTGGAACTGAATCTTAGCTCCACGATAGCCTGATTTCTTAGCAATATCGAGCAAGTCCTGTGCGTCTTCATTCATGTCAGCAAGGTTGCGAGGACCTGAACGACGTGGCTCACGACGAGCGGCGGTACGCTCAAGACGAATAATACGATCTTCTAGCTCTCTGAGCATTTCTGAAGCTGTTCTTCTCATTGTTAGACTCCTTAAGTCTGTGTAGGAAAGGGAGAGAATCATTACTAGAGATTCTCTTATAAAAAGAGTATAAAAGAGTTATGAACTACGTTCTGCTGTGGCGATGATCTTATCACCTTCTGTGCTGAGCGTAAACTTACCCTCTATTTCAAAGCGTTTACCTTTAAGGTCTACCACTAATACCGAAGTATAGACCTTACTTGAAGGACTATTACATATTTCTGAGAGGCTGAAGTCCTCCCATTCCTTGTTTATTTCTTCTTTGCTCTTAGACATAAATATCAACTCCAAAAAAACCTCAACATTGAGGGTTCAACCATTCAAGTCTAAAAAAAAGAAATAAACAAGGAAATATCTCAACATTACTTCATTTCTTTGGGCGAGATTCAATCTCGAACCCATCTTCTCCATTGAAGCGATGATTTCTTTAGCATGGTGCGTATCTCGTCACGATCATACGATTTGCTGAGTCTCTTAACATTCTTATAAATAAGATGACGTAATCTCTTACGTTCTTCTTCTGTTAAGCTCTCCACATTCTTCTTACCCTTACGAATAGCAAGGTAGTCGTCTCTAGTGAGGTATCTGCCATTAGATTGTAAGTCGTCAAGCATAGCAACTAAAGGACTTACAGGAGCTGACGCTTCTGCAATTATTTCCTCAACTACTTGCTCTTGTTTCTTAGACAAGAAACGCCCGTTATCCATTTCCTTCCGAAGCTTATTAAGAAAAGGACTTCTTGATTGGATAGCGAGTGCTTCATCAAGTCGATCAGACTGACTCTGAAACTTAGAGCTGTTAGAGGGCTTAGAGGGAGAGAAAGGTTTAGGTGGAGCTAAGAACGTATCTATCGCAGACAGTTGCTTCTGAGATAGATCGAAGCCCGAACGGAACTGACGCTCAAGACTTCTAAGAAATGTATTTCTAGGAGCAAGAGAAATAGCTTGTTGCAACTTCGCTTCAATCGCAGGGTCGAGGTTCGCCATGCGTTCTTCGGTTTCTTCTAAGATTTCTTCAGCTCTAAACCCAAGTTGTTCACCTGACCTCAAGTCAGCCATAATGTCTTTAAAAAACTTGCTGTCAGGGTTCACATCAAGAATTGCTTGCACACGAGCAATCGTGGAGTTGTCTACCAAGTCACCTACAAACTGACTTCTGATTTCTACAACCCCATCAATCGTGTCTCCACCACTAAGGCTCTTAACCTCTACAAGAGTCCTATTCCCCATGTCTTTAAGAGAGACTTCGTATTCTTCCCAATTTACCTCTATAGTAAACGTATTTTTCCTCTTTCGGAGCTTACGTTTCACCTGATTTAATGGGAGAAATATATCAAACTTATCTTCGATGTCATAGCTCATATGACCTCCTTCTGTTTACCTAAGAGTCAACAGAAGAGATACATAAAAAAACTACTCGGCTCGCTTGAAGTATTTAGGGAGGTCTGAGATTGGAAAGACTACAACATCATCGGCAGGAGTCGTCATGCCGAGAATATTCTTAGGGTCATATGCTTCCACATTGTCCCCATGTCCAAACATACCTCTTTTATAGTAGAGGGATAAAACCTGACCATTATGAGTCACACCCGACCAATTCCACCCAACTGAGCCGTTAGGCTTTGGGTCTTGGTTAAGAAGGTATGAAATGGTTTCAACTTGACGAGTCTTCATTCGTGTTCCTTTCTGATGTCGATTCTACTCTAATATATCAGAAAGGTGTCCTTCCAAAAGCTAGAAATAAGTGGAACTCTCCGTCAGAACAATCTGAACCTTCGTACAAGTCTTCGAGTTTATAGCCAAACCTACGGACAAAACTAGGTACGGGGCGACGATTTCCTTCTATCGTATATAGATAGCCATTTTCAACAGCTTCTACGATACCAATGTGTCCTGCGTCTGAGCCTTCTCTCCCCCTATCCCAAAGAACAATGTCGCCAGGTTGTGGATTCTTAGGTTCAGACCCTGCCTCAACTAAACTCTTCCACAATTTTTTAGCTCTCTTGTGCCTTTGAAATGGCATACCACAGTTAAGTCTTCGACACGCTTCTTCAAAGCACCAACCTACGAAAGCACTGCACCACATACCTTCATCTTCGGGTAAGTGTATCATGTCAATAAACCAACCTGTATTATTAACACCCTCTTCACCTAAGCCAAGACACTCTTTAGCTACTTTAAGAGCTTCAAGACCTAATAGACTAGGCTCTTGTTCTAAGTATTTCTTAGCTATGATTGAGATCACTTTCGACCTACCTTTGAGGAAGCTGATGACGCTGATGACGCTGAGGAAGCTGAAATGAGTCTACGGGATTATTTGTGCTCCGATCATCGTCCCAAGAATCATCGTCCCAAGAATCATCATCTTCCCAAACAAACTCATTATCTCCGATGTCGTTTTCCACTTCAGTAACGCCTTTAAACGCTCCTCTACCCCAAATACAACCACTCGCTACGTCCCAAGTGTAGTACCAAGAGTACCCCATTCTGAAACGACTTCGATAAGGGCATATTTCTATCCCGTCATAGTCTCTTGCGACTGCTATCCAATCTATCCCATCAGTTTCTCTATTCAGATACTTAACATGAAATAGTTCCATATCTTCGTCTGTTCGTATCACACACATACGTCTCAGATTCACATCAAGAAGATATTTATGGGTATATTTACCTGCCCAATCAGGCATTTCACTTTGGACAAATCGCTTCCAATCTTTATCGCAAGCGTACCAAAGACCTTGAGGCTTAGCATAAGGAGAGCGTGATCTTTCTTGCTTCACATCACGAAATGAAGAGAGTGGTTTATCTGAGTAAACAATGCGATCATACTTATTAGCTTGAATGTATCGCTTCGCTACTCTTTCAGAAGCTCTACGACCTCTAAATAAGCGAGATAGAAATGAGGGTCTTTCAGATTTGAAGGAAATAAACCCTGCTTCTTCGAGCAGTCTCAAAGCATCTAAAACGCAATACTCTGCGTAACCATACTTCCGAGAGACTTTCTTAACAAAGTGGTTTTGGTCTTCTAACTCAAAAGAAGCAACCCCTTTCATCGAACTACGATCAAACCATTTCTTCAGTTCTAAAAAAGTGGCTACGTCAATAGTTGAGTAATGACTAATGTTCATCTTCGGCTTCAAAAATCTTAGATAACTCATAAAACCTCCCTTTATGCTTACGGATACGATTGATACTCAATAAGTATAAATAAGCTACCAATTCCTTTTGAACTCACTATCGAGTATATCATTATCCACTTCAGTAACGCCTTTAAACGCCCCTCGCCTCCAAATACAACCACTCGCTACGTCCCAAGGGTAATACCAAGAGTAGCTCATTCTAAACTCCCATTGGTAAGGGCATATTTCTATCCCGTCATAGTCTCTTGCGACTTCTGCCCAATCTATCGCATTAGGCACTACAGCACTAGGACTAGCTCTATAGCTATACTTAATATGAAACGCTTCCATTTCTTCTTCAGTCCGTATCACACACATACGACTCAGATTCACATCAAGAAGATACTTATGAGTATACTCATCTGCCCAAGTTGGCATTTCACTTTGGACAAACCGTTTCCAATCTTTACCACAAGCGTACCAAAGACCCTTTGGTTTGGCATACTCCCGACCTCGGCTTTCTTGCTTCACATCACGAAATGAAGTGATTGGCGAGGGGGAATAGACGATGCGATCATAACTCTTAGCTTGGAGGTGTAGTTGAGCTACTCTTTTAATTAGACTCATGTGGAGTTCTCCTTTATACTTACGGATAAGGTTGATAATAAGTGAACATAAAGTAGCTATCAATGAGCGAATGGGTCGTATATGTTATTCAGAGTCAGCAACCCCGAAAAACAGCAAGTGGGAAGCCTGCTGAGGGGTTCTTCTACGTTGGGTGTACTACAGATGTTAATCGCAGACTGAGACAACACAACGGAGAAATAAGAGGTGGGGCTAAGTACACCTCTAAACACAGACCTTGGAAGCTCATGTGTACTTATGGCACATACGCTAACAGGTCAGAAGCTATGAAAGCTGAGAAAGCTCTTAAACGCAAAAGGGGTCGTCAAAGGTTATGTTGGACGCTTGAAGACTCCAAGTGGTGTAGAGGTAAGACTCTTAGAACTTAGTAG